GTCTAAAATAAATAAAAAATAGGAGTGATGTAAATGTTAGTAAAAGAAATTTATCTGATTGATGAGGAAGTAATTCAAATTGATAAGGACTTAAGTGAGCTTAAGGAACTTATAGGAAAATCTACACTGAAAGACTATAAAAGAGCTGAAGAAATCATGAATGGATATTGTGATGAATTCAATGAGCCTTTGATTAAGTACTTTGGCGAAGATTTTTGCTTTGACCTTCAAAATGTGATTTATAATGAAGAATTTAAAGGAGATAAAAATCCTTTAGATGAAACATTAGAGTTTATATCTGAAAAAGTTGAAGTTTGGCCAAAATATACTATACTTGGTGGAATTGCTCACTTAGCATATGAAGTAATGAATAAAATTGAAGAAAATGCTAAAGAATTAGGAAAAACATTATTTCAATTTAAAAAAGGAGATGAATAGTATGTTGAACAAAAAAGGAAAGAGATTGTATTACTTAGAAGTGACTACTTGTGAGGATAACTTTTGCAAAGTACTAGCTCAAAATATTGAAGATGCTTTGGAAAAGTTGTATAAGGATACTCATGTGGATTGGAGTGTAACTGATATTAAATACTCTGCAACTACAATGGGTAATGACATTATCAAATCTGCATTAGTTATATTCTGTGAAGAATAAAGCTAAAAAGAAAAGTTGAACTCACATGAGTTCTTTTTTTCTTCTTCAAAAGAGTAACCGAAGAAAAACCGAAAAAAGAAAAGAACACACCTAACCAAGAAATTAAATCTCAGTTAGGTATTTTTTCTAATATGTTATTTTTACTAAATCTTCTAAATCTACAGTTAGTTTTACTAATTTTATATTATTAACATTTCTTAATTCTTTTCTATATGACCACAAATATTCAATTTCATCCATTATATTATCACAAATAGTATCAGGATATCCGTTACCTATTAATCTAATTAAATCATCTTTATCTATTACATTAAAACTTCCAATTAACTCTCCATTTTCTATACTATTATATATTTCTAAATCAATTAAAGCACTCCTATCTATTTTATCTAAATCTAATCCTACATTTTCAAATACAGGCCTTAATTTTCTAAATAGACTTCTCATACTTTCATAATCTTCTCTAGTAAATCCTTCGTAATCTGAACATCCTTCCATATAATAATTAGTATAAGCACATTCTAAATCATCTAAAGCTTCTTTCATTCTTTTATATGGTTTAGCTTTATATTTATCATATTCTTTTGTAAATTCTATTTTATATTCCATAATAACCTCCTTTTCTTTACGAAAAAAATAAATTTGCCTAAGTAGAATAGATTTCTCTACTCTACCTAGGTATATCATGATTTACTTATGGCCATATTTGTGTATTCATTTTAATAGTAAATAACTTTTCTACATCTTTATAATGATAGAATTTAGGAATTTTCTTAGGCATAGTTCCACATCCATCAAATCTATATTCTATATTTGCAGAAAGTACTTCTATTCTTTCAATATCTACATTTCTACTTCTAACAGTATCTTTTATTACATCTAAGAAGTAGTTAATTACTTTATAATCAGAAAATAACTCTCCTTCTATATTATAAGAAACTGTTTGTAAGAAGTTTCCTTTAGTTGTATAAATATCAACAAGTAACCAATCTTTATGTTCTACATTTATATGGAAATGTTTAAATATATTCTTATATTTAAAAAGTAAAGAAAGTTTATGTTCTACTTCTTTTAATGCTTTTTTATACTTATTTTTATTCATTTCTTTAGTAGAAAGTTTTAGTTTTTGTTTATATTCATATTTCTTACTTTTAAGAATACTTTTTACATAGCTATAGCCAAATTCATTAATGCTATCTGAAACATAATTAACTTTATCACTATCCATTACAATAGACATCTCTCCTAAAAAGATAGTTTTTGACATCTCTTTAATTCTAGCTGGAATATGTAGTATATAATTATCTTCTTTAGGTTCTACTTTAGGTTTTGTATTTTTATCTATATATCTTCCCCACTTATTTAAACATGCATAAAGCTCTTGTTTTGGTGTTCCAGTAGCACTATAATTATCAAACATCCAATCAAAGAATACTCTAAATATTCCTTTTTCTTCAGCTTTTGTAGCTGCTTTTTCTACTTCTTCAAACTTCTTTTTAAAGAATAAATCAAATCCACAGTACTTATAAATAAAGTGATTTGTGCTAAACATTTTATCGTCATATATATTAGGCATACTATTCTCCTTTTTCTTCAGTCATTACTTTTGCAATTTCTTCATCTTTTAATTGCTTTTCAGATACTTTAAATATTACAAGTTGACATTTATCAAATATATATCTAGTATATTCTTTAATGTCATTAAATAAAGCTTCATTTTCTTTACATTCTTCTACTATTCTTCTAGGGAATGCCATATCTTTATCTTTAATAACTCCATCTAAATATTTCATATATTCTTCAGCTGTTACTTTAGTCATAAAATTAGATGGACTTACTGGATAAATATAATGGAATACATCATCATGTTCAGTAAAATCTAAATTCATATAACCTAACCAAATGTTTCTTTTTTCTATCATAAGAATATTTAAATACTTATCAAGAACAGTATTTAAGAATTCCTTCTTAAACTCTTCTAAAGTTTCATCAAATTTAGTTATATCAAAGTCTTTTTCAAAATCAAAAATATTACTAAATATTAGATAATTTGTATTATCTTTAGAGAAAGTTGATGCAAAACTACTACTTCTATATAAATAAGGATATTTTTCTCTGTAGAATTCATTTAATGCAACTTTTATTATAAGCCAAGCATAATGAGAGTATATAAACTCTTTTAAATTATCTTCCATAGATATCTTGCATGTAGGAAGTACAAATATAGCTTTCATCATTTCAGTTGCATTTGGTTTAGTTACAAAGTCATATATTTCCTTCTTCATGTTTATAGCTGGAGTATGACTATCAAGAGTTGCATAAGAGTAGCTTATTTCATCTGGTACATAGTCACTCATAACAGCTTTAATTATATCTACATCAACTTTATCTACATCATAATAAGCTTCACAAGTTTCAGCTTCATAAATAGAACTCATAAGATTATCTACTAATTCTTTAATTTCTTCATCAGTTACTACTTCAGGAACAGTTATTTTAATTTCCATTACTTTATCAGTTCTAAATACTTTATGTCTTAAAGCTTCTAAAGTATCAATAGTTACATTTTCTAAGTATTCTTTACTACCTATAGCTGAGAAATCTCCTCCAGTTATAGCATTAAGCATATGTATTTTAGTTATATCATAACTATCTCCGGGATTTCTAGTTTGTATTTCAGCATAAATAATATCTCTTTCTTTATTTAAGTATTCTTCATTAATAGGTGTGTTTATAACTCCATTAAAACTTTCAGCTATTATTTCAGAAAATGCTTTAAAGTTCTTATCTTTTATATAGTTTTGATATAAGCTATCTTCTTTATATATAGAACTATCACTTATATTATCTGTCATATAGTGAAATCCTATAAATTCATATGAAGTCATAGCATTGAAATATACTCCTTTTTCTTTAAGCACTTCTTTTGCTTGCATCATATTCATTCCTTGATATACATTGCCACAAACAGCATGTTCTAATAAATGTACTACTCCTTTTGCTTTTCTATAACTTGATGCATTAAAGAATACATTTAAAGTAGCATTCTTAATTGCTGCACTTCTTACTACTCTAACAGTTGCTTTATTAGTATCATCAATATCTGCTACTAAAAATTCATATTTGTCTCCAATAATTCTTTTATAAAATTCATTTGTGTAATTCATCTAAATCTCTCCTTATTTTAATATATTAAAAAAGAAAAAACCAGAGCATTATCTCTGGTTTAATCTTTTACTTCTTTTATCTAACTAGTTCTCCTTGATGTAACCAAGCAAACATAGTTGAAACATTTTGAATATCACTGTCGTATAATATTCCTTTTCCTGCTTGTAATAACTCATTTGCATCTTGTGCATTAAGCATATCAAATATAGTTATTACATCTTCACCTGCAAGTGTTATAATATAAAGACTTGCAATAAGTTTTAATGTAAATGGGTCATTTTCGACTCTAGCATACACATAGTTTTGAATTTCATCTACAAAACCTGCAAAATCATAATTTGATTTTATAAGTTTATTTGCAACTGCAGTAGTTTCATCATTATTTCTTGATAAATAATGTCCTATCATTGCATTTGAGAAATTTCTATATGCATAATAAAGTCCTTCTTGACCCCAAGCTTCAAGTATTTCTGGTCCTAATTCATTAGCTACTGCATTTTTATATTGAACTATATTAAATACAGGGTCAGCTGGTATATAAGAATAGCAATATAATGCTATAAGATAATTAACATCAAATTGATTTTCTTCTTCAATGTATCTTCTAAAAACATTATTATCTCTTATTGAATTATAATCAGTAGTATATCCACCATTATTTTCAATATCATCATATACATAGTTAGCACAAGAAGGTCTTGTACAACTATACACTCCTGATTGAGATTTAAGTGCATTTATATCCATTCCAGCTTTCATTACATTAGGAACATATTCCATTGGATTAGAACATAATGGACAAACTGGTCTTATTTCTCTTCCTTGGTCATCTACAAGGATAGGGAAACAGCTGTCCATATCTATAAGCATAAGTCTCTTTTCTGTTCTACTTCCATTTTGAACATACCTTAGAGCAAAATTCTTTGGTTCTTGCATTACATGTACATCACTAGCTACAAAGAAGTCATGTAAAATTTGTTGTATTCTGTTTGCATCATCTCTAAGTCTTGGAGTATCAAATATATACTCAGATACAAACATCCAAGGTCTGTCCTCATTTTGAGGATGAGTTTCCTTTAACCATCTTTGAAAGTCAGGGTCTTTTGTAAATTCATATCCATACTCCTGTCTTATAACAAGTGGACTGAAGTTATCTAGTTCACTCATAGCGAATAGATTTAAGTCATCTTCAGAGATAAGACCTTGTTGTGCAAGATTTTGCAAATGTATACTACAGATATATTCAAAGGCATTCCCTTGCATACCTTCAAATTCATGTCCAAACTTCACAACTACTCCACGGTCATTTTGGTCTACTGACACAATTCTTTTTTGACCGATAGAAGTTGCTACTCCACATATCTTTTCTACTATTTTTTCTATGCCTAGTTGTGAATATTGCTCAGAACGAATGCATGGTTCTAAAGCAAATACAACATAATTAGCTGATAATTTTCTTGCCATTTTATATTCCTCCTATTTAATTAAATTAATCCTTTAAGGTTTGATTGTGTTTTGTATCTTTCAATATTCTTTTCAGGTATTATATAAAGTTTTCTTCCTTTAAGTTGTGCTTCTGATAAATTAAATACTTTATAGAAGTTTACTCTATAATCCTTAACAGCTGTATCAAAATAAGTTAAAGCATGCATTGCTTCACTTTCAATCAATCCATATCTATAATTCATTTCTGAGAAATAATCTCTGAAAATTGACTCTCTATTATTTCCGCTTAATAGTTCTTCAATATACTTAGAAGACATATTGTAGTCTCCTACAGTTTTGATAACTATATCAGTGATAACATTTATTCTATCACTTACCAGTGGGTAATTGTAAGGGATAATATCCACTTTCCAGTTAGGTTCATTAAGCTCAAAGCCTCTTGCAATGAATACTTGTTTGTGCAAGCTTAGCAATGTGTTTAAAGTTAATGTCAAGAATGGCAAGAACTCACTTATGCTTATGTAGTAACTTTCAAATGTAGGCATATTACCATCATACATTTCTGTGGTTTTTGCTGTTGGAACTTCTGTACTTGGATACAGAGATTTAACATCTATATTTACAAGTCCAGATACTGAACATACTTTTTGAATTTCTATAAAACTTATATAAAGTTCTTCAACTGGTCTTACTTCTACTTCATAACCCATTCTAGTTAAGTTATTTACATAGCTATTAAGAGCATTTTCATAATCATCTATACTAAGTTTAAAGTCAAAATCAAAATCATCTTCTACACAATACCCGCCTTCTAATATTGGGTCTGTAAAAGCTATGTCAAATCTTTCAAATGTTCCAACGGTTTTAAATAAACCAAATACTTCCCTTCTGTACAAACCAGATACTGGTACTTCTGGAATGCAGTCCTCATTTAGATAAGGAAAGAAGTCTGATATGACTACTTTCTTACTACCTGAGAACTTGTAAAGGTCGTCATAACGACCAATAGTTTCATTTATGTCAAAATACATTTACTTATTCCCCCTTTTCTTCAAAGTTTTCTTCTTCTTTTACTCCTAGAACTTCATTTATATCATACATGACATTATTGACAGCTCTATCAGTAAGTTTTACTAGGTAATCTTTAGTCCATGTTTCAATGTTACCATTTGCTACAGTATTTACCATGTCTACAACAGCTTTAATATACTCAACATTGAGATATTCATCAAACATAAACTTAACTTCATCTTCAGTAAAGGTACTTATTAAAGTACTATTCAGAACTATAATTTCATCATTGGTTATATTAACTAAATCTCTATTATCATCTGTTAAATCTCCAAAGTAAACTGGTTCTTTATTTTTTCTTATACCTACGATAAGTTTATTTATTTTTTCAAAGTCTACATTAAGTTCTTCAACTTCTTCAGTTTCATCTGCTTTAGTTTCTTCTATAACTGGTTCTTTTGGGATATCCTCAGTTTTAGTTTCAACTTTGGCTTTAGCGACTTCTATCTTTTCTTCAGATTTCTTTGCTGGTTTTACTAATCTTTTTTCATTCTCAGCATATATTTCATCAATCTCTTCTGTAGTTGATACAATTATTTTATCTGAAAATAAATCTACATCTTCTGCATTCTTTATTAGAGTTTGATATAATTTCTTATTCCATATTGAATTAATTAACTTATCTGCTAAATCTACATTATCATTACCAAATACTACCTCAAGTATTTCTTGTGTAGTAGGAGCTTTAGACTTTTCTTCACAGTCTTTCATATATCTTTGTAACTTTATATAAGCCATATCATAAAGAGTACAATAAATACTTCTAGCTTCATACACATTGATATCTTTGATATCATTTTCTCCTATTAAAATATTATCTACATAATTCTTATCTTGAATAGTAATTGGTGTTTTTGTAATTGTATTATCTTCATGATAAATTACAATATTTTTAGCATATTTTCTTCTGTACTCTTTGTAGTTTGCTCTTCTAATTGAAAAGTAAGCTCCTTTGTTTAAATAATTTCTCCAAAGAACTTCATTAAATTTATTTTTTAGTGCTTCTACTCTATTTTTATTCATTTTAAACATCACCTGTCTCCTTCTTTATTATTAAAATTTACCTGTATTCAATGAATATACTGGTGTTCCAAATGGGTCATCATTTGCTGAATTAATAGTTCCTCTATTTGCAACTGAAAATTCAGAGCCTACTCTTCCTCTAGTATTTAAACCACTCTTTGGCACTTCGACTCTTCCTAATCTGTTATCAAAAGCTCTGTCATCATATCTAAAACTTTTAGTTCCACCTGTTCCAACACCTAATTCTTTAACTTTACCCATCAAACCTACTCCAGCACCATCAAGTCCATAGTTATCAATTCCAACAGTATTTACTCTTGTACTAAGAGGTCTTCTAGCACCACCAGTAAATCTAGTCCATTTATTACCATCTGATGCTCCTGTAGTCTGTACTCTCATACCACCTACTCTATTAGCATTTCTTCCATTGCCTCTTAAATTACCTTCAACACTTTCTCTAAGTCCTCTTATTAAATCCAATGGACCTGCAAGTTGAACCATATTAAGTTTAGTTAATACATTTTCTGCATAAGATACATATCTTCCTATTTCTTCTAAGCTACTATTTTTGTAGTTATCAAATATGTTATCTAATACTCTTGCAGCACTATCTGGTAACATAGTAGCTATACTTGAGTTATTATAAAGTGTTCCTACAATACTTTCAAGAGCTTGTATCTTAGTTAATACTTCAGCTGGTATACTATTTTGAGTATCTAATGAAATAGTTACTGCTTCACTGTACTTTCCTATTACTGCAAATACTATAGTTGCATTTTGAGGTAAAGCTCTTTTATAATCTTTAAACTCTTCTGCAAACCATTCAAATACTTCTCTTATTCCATTTGTATTTCTATTTGCTACATAACCTGATAGTTCATAAAACTTTCTTCTTTGATTTTCTGTAATCTTTCTATCAAATTCATCATCTGAAACTTCTTCTAAAAGTTTTAAAGCCCAGATTTCTTCCAAACTTCTATTATCAAATTCTTCATTATTAATTCTAAATGTAGTAGCTACTTTAGGTTTCTTTGCAACGAAGTTTCCATTATTATCTATTTCTAGATATTTATTACCAGAAGTTTCTTCTTCTTGGTAATAACCTGTATTGATACCTGCATTTAAAGCACCTACACCTTTAACTTTTGCTCCTATTCCACCTACTGCACCTTTTCCTTTAAAAGCATTAATTCCTTTTGCAGGAGTATTTAAAGCTGCTGTTAATCCTGCATTTATTTTTGCTGCAATTCCTCCACCTGTTCCAGTTGGTATTCTAAAATTCATTCCTGTACCCATTTTTCCTATTCCTCCTTTAGATATTATTTTTGGTTGTACACCGTTTGCTGTTTGAAATCTTGTTGGGTCTGTTTTCTCCCACTCTTTTAATTCTTTTACACTTGCTCCCAATGGTATGTCTTCTGGTATATCTCCTAAAACTTTCTTATATCCAGTTCCAGTATTAGTTTTAAGAACTGTAGCAGTTCCTATTCTCCCATACTCTTTTCCAAATATATCAAGCTTTACTTTAGTACCATTATAACTACCATATCTACCATCATATTCTTCTTCCTCTGCTTCACGAAGCTTTGCTTGTTTTCTTTGCTCAGCATAAGACTGAATATGTCCATACTTTTTTGTAGACATTATGTCACCCCTTATCCTCTGTTATTATATAATGCATTATTTACAAGTTCTGCAAAGTCAGATATTTCATCTTCTGATAAACTTGTAGTTTTTTGAGCTCCAGATAATTGAACATTTATGTATTTAATTAAATCTGTAGTTTTATATCTTTGTGATGAACTGAAGTTTGCATTAGACTTTCTTATATAAGCTTCTATTGCATCAGCTGACATTGTATAATCTCCTGTTCTGTTTGGAGTATAAAGCTTCTTTATAAGATTTCCAAGTCTTTCATCATTTAGAAGTTCTGCAAGTAGAAGTAATGGTATTGTGTCATTAGTTCCATAAGTATAATTTAGAATATTTCCTATACTATAATCTTCTGGAATTGATATACTTGCTTGACTTCTTGTAATTCCTATTATTGCAGATACATCTGTAAATAAGTTACTTGCTCCATTCATTGCTGATAGGTAATAAAGTCCCATCATTACAAGTCTTGGATTGATACCATCTACAGCTTCAAAGAATACATCTTGGTTTATACCTTCAAATATTCTTGCTTTTATATAAGCTTCTTTGTAAATGATATCAAATGGTGTATTATTTAAAATGTTAAACATATCACTTACTATTTCTTGGTATCTATTATCTGCTGTTATAATGTTATTTAGAGTTTCTATAGAACCTTTAGGCAAGAAAGCTGAGTAGATTTCAAGTATAGTTCTATACATTTCTTCAACTTGACGAATTGAAAGTCTAGTTTCTCTAATAGTTCCTTGCTCATCTCTACCCACTTCTCCTACGTATCTTCTTTTTGAAGATATTTCTCCTCTGCTTCTACCTCTGTCACCTCTAGAAGAGATGTATTTAAGTTTCTTTAGTACTCTTGACATATTATTAAAAGCATCTGCTCCTGCAAATAAGTCAAGTACTAAATCATATGCTCCTTGTGGTGCATTTTGTTGACCTACAAAGTCAAGAAGAGCTGGTCCAACTGCTAGTATCCCTTCTTGTAATTCTTGTGCTGATTTAAATAAGCTTCCTACAGTTGCCATTCTGTTTATTATTGGAGCAACATCATTTGCATCTAAAGTTGCAATGCTATCATCTGCATGTATAAACTTAGATTTATCATCTGTTCTTCCAAAACTGTCAACTGCTTGTACAAACTCACCTTGAACTGCAAGTGAGTTTAATTGGATATTATTATTTTCATCTGTATAATTTATTATAGCAACAGCCATATCATTAACTGTTTCCTTTCCTAAATTATCAAGTTCAGTATAATACCCAGTTGGTTCTACTTGTTCCTTGCCATTATTATTGATAAAATTAATTATTTTATCAAAATATTTTAACATTGACTCTCCACTTACAGGTTTAAAGTAATCGAAAAGAAATCTAATCCCGTATCCTTCTTCTCCTTGCTTAAAATCTGTTTGTGCAGAGTCTACCAATTTTAGATACTCATCTACACTATCTTGGATAGTTAAACGACTACCTCTTACACTTCTTTCATCTCTGTCTGTGATTGCCATAAGCAAATCATCTCCTTTCTTAGTTTTATTTTTTATTTTCCTTGATTATATCTCTATCCCGAAAAATAAAAAATCTTCAAATCATGATTTAAGTTTTTTATTTAATAAATTCTTTTGGGATTATAAAGAACTTATTTTCACATTATTATATGTAATTAAATATTAATAAACTTACTCTAAATTCTCAATATCATCAGCATTTTCTAAGCTATTAAATGCTAAATCTATATCTTCTTCACTCTCTTTTAAAGCATTAATATCTATTGCTGTACCAAGATTATTGCAATAATATGTTCTTACACTACGACCGTAGTCAAAAGGATGCATTTTCATAGTCTTATCAATAAGTGGAATTACACAAAGAGGTTTTTGTGGTTCTTGGAAGAACCTTCTTGTTTGTGCATCATTTTTAACTTTTTCACTCATTCTCTTATATCCGTCAATAGTTTCAAAGTCTCTTTCACTTGCTTTATAATAAGATACATCATCTCTGTCCTTTTTAACATTTAAAGCTACATAGCTATCATATTCTATTACTTTACTATTACTATCTTTAGATAAAGGTTTAGCTATCTTAAATACATCTCCATACATAAGTACTTCAAGGTTATCTTTTACTTGCTTTGAACCACGAAGCATATTATCTCCCATAAGTACTAATGGGTCTATTATCTTAGAGAATTGCTGTACTTGAGAAAATATCATATTAGCTTCACTATCTAGCTGTTGAGCTGATACTATAGGAATTTGATACTCTATTGCCACTTGACGAAGTTCTCTTGCTTTTTGTGATAAAGCGTAAGAACCGTCTGCTCCAGTTGCTCCTAATTTCTTTCCTTGCTTTGATTTAACATCCATAAGACCAATATAGTCAACTATTACCATAACAGGTTCATAACCTGCCATTTGATATCTTTTAATTGATTTTCTTATATCATCTGCAGTAGGATTTCCAGTACTGTCTTCATCTATAGTTATTTGGTCATCATAAACTATAGGAAGCTCTACCCCATGCTTTTTAGTCTCTTCAAGTATTAGTTTATCAAGTTCTTCTTTTGGAGTATCATAAATAAGGTTTTTATCTGAATATCCGTAGAAAGATAAATGTCTTTGAAGAAGTTGAATAAGTTTCATTTCATAAGACACAAATAGAATACAAGGTTTCATACCATCTCTTACTTCAAAATCTTCTTTCTTATTATTAATACTTGCATATATTGCTATATTTTGCATTATAAGTGATTTACCATGTCCAGATAAACAGCATATAAGAACTAAACTACCAGGCAAGAAACCTCCACCTACTAACATATCTATACTTGGTATAGTTTTAATCTTTGATTTGGCTGCTTTATCTATTTGCTTATGTACCACTTCACCAGTATCTCCAAGTCCATTTTCAGGGTCTATTATCATTGCTTGATTTTTTGATTTATCTACTACTAGTAAATAAGAACGATTTTGTAAATCAAGAATATGTTCCATTATAGTATCCATATACTGTCTTCTTGACTTACCCGGATTACCACCCTCTAATGATAATAAGTTATCTTGTAAGTCTTCTACTATTGGATTTAGTATATTTGCAATATTAATACTATTTATTCTTTCTATAAGCTCTTTTTTATATGCTTTATTAACTCTTCCATTTTCTATTACAGAAACATAAGACTTAAGCTCATCTTTAAATCCCATACCAAGATATATTTGAAATACTTGTTTCTTTTCTTCTATTTTATTAGCAAGTAAAACATCTAACATTCTATCTAGAAGTTCTTCTTCTTGTGTTGTATGTTCAGCTGGAATTGAATTTATAGCTTCTTTTAGGCTTATAAGAAATGTTCTATCTGCTGGGTCTGATAGAATGTATGTAAGTAACTCTCCTAGTAATTCATTTCCCATATTTTCACCTCTATTCTTTCATTTTTAAATCTATTTCCTTACATAAACTTTCAGGAATATCTAGGTTTGTTTTCTTTTTATAGAACTCATGTACAAGACTGTCTATATCTTCTATTACACCAGTTTCCATTTTAATTACTTCTTTTACTTCTACTTTATGTTTTACTTGATAGTACTTAGGTTTTATTATCTCCATAAATTCTTTCTGTTTATTTACAGTACTTTCATTACTATCTACAAGAAAAATAAACTTAAGTTCATCTACATTAAATGTTTTAAAATGATTTATAAGCTCTCTTATATCATCATTTATTAAATCTACAGTTACTTTTCTTATCAAAGGGACATCTTTATTTATAATAGATTTAAGTTCAAACTTATTATTCTTATTATCTATATCTACAAGTTGAAGTCCAAATACTCTATTTTCTGTAACTTCTCCTACATTACTAATAGCTCTTCCAGTATAATAAGTAATTCCCTTACTCATAAACTCATGTACATGTCCACCTATAACTATAGTTTTTGCATAATTTTCTACATCTTTATAATTCATTACTAAGTTCTTATGTAAATCCCATCTACTATCTATTTGCTTTACAGCCGGTATTGCAAAGTTCATCATTCCATGAAATACTATCACATCTTGTGAAAACTTAATCTCACTTTCCATATCTTTTAAGAAATCTTCATATTTAGCATAGTAAAGTTCTGGAATAAAACCTATTGCTAAATCTTGTATGAACTTAGAACATATCTTATCTATATAGATTACTTTATTTCCCATAAAAGAAGTTATATTTTGCATTACATCTCCGTCGTGTGAAGGTGTACCTCTAAGTACGATAAAAGTAGTTCCTCTTTTAACACAATTATCAGCAAGTGAGTTTACAAATTCACTTACTTCTTTAAAATCATCACTTTCTGCTCTTAAATTACGGCTATCTACAGTGTCACCGGCAATTATAAAGATATCAGGCAAAAACTCGTCTATAGAGCCTATTAAGTACCTTAAAAACGATATTCTTTGGTCCTTTGGTATTCTTTCATAATGTATATCTGCTGTAATTAATATTCTTTTATTCATATTTCCTCCTATATTAAGCTTTATTCTTATTACGATATATGCTTGTTTTTATTTTAAGGGTCAAGAAAAAACAAATTTTGGTAAGATTATAATTATATAAGTGGAGGTGAAGGGTCCAATGTTTAGTGTAGTGAATGAGTTATTTGATTTAGTTATGTCTTTTTTACAAAAGAATGGGTATAAAGCTGGAGGGTTGGTTGCTACTATCTATCTTATTGGTCAAACAGACAAAACTAAAAAGATATTTATTAAAATAGTTACTTCTATTCTTAGAGTTCTTTTTATTCGTGTTATTAATTTCACTCTTAAAGTTACAAAAGAAGGGGGTGTTATAAATGACGTTATCAAAGATATTAAGAAAGCTTTGGAAGAGACTGATGAGAAGAAGATTACCGAGATTAAAGAAGAAGTAAAAGAGAATAAAGCTAACTTACAAAACATAAAACTTAACGAACTTAGAGTATACTTTGAACTTTACAGACCACTTGATGCAATTATTATAGATAAGAAGTTATTCTCTAGAAGTAAGTTTTTTCGTAATATAATAAGAAGAAGAAAACTTAGGCGGAATAAAATATAGAAAGTACCTTACTACACATAAAATGTAGTAAGGTATGATTTCTTTTTTATTCCCCGTTATGAAAGCATGATATTATCTATACTTCCACGAACTCTCAATTCTTCAAGAAGCGTTCTTTTATTTTCTGTAGCATTTTGAAAGTCTTGTAAAGGAGGGTCTATTGCTCCATTACCTATATCTATTTTTAGATATGCAAGATTATTATTAAACATATCTATCATCAAATCAAGTTTGCATAACTCTTCAAATCTTGACTCTAGATTAGTTGTAATAGTAGCAAGGTTTTTAGGATGCTCACATATAATAGTTAGTTCTTTATCATATAATAAGTCAAGCATATAACTACAGTTTTGAAGTACTACTGTAGCTGGTGGTCTAAACATAGGAGTCATATCACTTTCATTCCAAGTATTCATCTCTTGCTTAGAGAAATCCCATGCTAAATCTTTTATACCTCTTCTTATTCTATCATTAAATGCAAGTATTACATTTTGCATTTCATACATTCTAACTGATTTTACTCTACATCCTGTTCTTTCTATAGCTTCTACTAGCTCATCTGGAAGTACTACTACTAAGTCTTTATAGTTTCCTGCATCATAATGTTGGTCATTTTTAACTCTTGGAGTATTTGAAAGTAACTCCCTTAATGTATATGCGATAGAAAACCCACTGTGTCTGTTATACTCCATTAAAGATGACTTAATACTATCTTTTATCTTATAGTCACTATAAACACCTTTTAGTATTCCATTTAAACCAATAGACTTTTTCATTCTATATATTAAAGTATTAATATTCATATTAACACCTCTCTTAGAATATATCCATTGATAATTCTCTTAACATTTCTCTTTCAGTTGCTTTAGTACTTATTTGTACAGAATGATTTATAGCAGCATCAGAGGCTATAATTCCTCTTTTTACCCATATATCATTCTTTTTATAGAATTCATCAATTCCAACACTTTCAGTACCTACACGACTATCAAGAGTTAAATGCATTCTTTCTCCACTTTGAACATCAACTAAACTCATATCTGTATTAGATATTGCTTTAACATCTGCTTGGTTTCCTACATAATCAATAGTAACAAAGTTTAATTTTGCTGCTTTATGACATCCACCAAAAGCATTATCTGGTACAAATAATCCATGAGTTCTTATACTGAATGCTGGTATTTTACCTGCAAGTATATCATTTACTATAGTTAAATCTGTAAGAGAAGTTCTTATTTTAAATAAAGTACAATCTTCATAACATCTATATCCTACTATATAGTGAGTAACTAAATCAGGATTTATAAATGTAATATCTTGAATTATATCTTGTATTTCACTTTGACTTGGAGCTTCTCCGGGATTTGCACTCTTAGGTGATTTAATCTTTGGATGTTCTTTACAACCTTTAATTCCGCCTTGGTTCATCTGTTTAAGTATAGCTGGTGCTCCTAGTGCTTCTCTCATTTTATCAGCTGGATACCATCTACCATTTATAGTAGGTTTAGTATGGTCTATTCCATGTGTCCAGAACTCTAAGTATGCAAGTCCAGACTTAAGTTTAATTACTTGGTCCATACTTATTCCAGCTAAGAAGTGTGTTCTTGCTGTATATTCCTGAAGTATTGCTCCTTCTGCTTCTGCTCCAAATACTTGAATGCTGTTCATAACAGGAACTGTATTAAGCATAAAGATATCCATTCCAGCACCTACAGTTTTAGTAGTAATTAGGTTCATTCTATTCTCATCTCCTTTATTATATTTTTCGGTAAAAAATAAAAACATAGAGGAGAAGGATTTCTCCCTCTCCTCCTAGTTTATTTATATGTTAGTTCCAGTTATTTACAGGAGGTGCCATATATCCTTTTATTGAGAAATATCCACCAGCTGCTTTTATTATTTGAATTTTAAATCCAGACTTCATTTGGATATGAGGTACATTTGGTACAGTTTCACTTCTATATCCCATTGAAGAGTCAGTCATAGATAGAGCAACTCTTGTCATGAAGAATGTTTCTAAGTTAGGTTCTGCAAATTGAGGACAGATATTGTAATCATGTACAAGTTCTGCAGAGATTTGATCTAAGCTTGGTTCTTGTCCACCATTAGCTGCTTTAGCTTTTGTATATGCTGCATTATGGTCAGGCATGAAGTCTGCTTTATTAGTTCCAACTATTACAGCTTTAACTGGTGATGGTCCATTATTAGTTCCAGCAGTAAATACATGTGCTTCTATTGGAGAAACTACTCCTAAGAAGTCTCCAGCTGTATCAGAACTTACTGTTCCTATAATAGGCATCATAGCAGGATTTAATGGGTTCAAGCTTTCAACATTACAGAAAACTGTCATTCCTACATTTTGTGTATTAGCTGATTTAGCATAAGCAGTTGATAGACCTTGGAATAATCTAGAAACTCTCATGTTATAGTTTTCACCTTTATTTAAAGCATTAGCTTCTGCTAAGTCTAAGTTAGAGTGAGCCCAGAATTCATAACTTTGGTAGTTAGGAATTGCATCTTCTAATTTTCTTTTAGCTTTTAAAGCAGTAGTCATTTCTTTATATCCATTTATAAAGATATTTTCAGCAAGGTGAGATAATTCTTCAGTTCTTGCATTAATTTCATCTTCAACTATTTTTCCAGAACCAGTTTTAGCTTCTAAGAAAGATACATATTCAGGGTTGAAGTTTACTTCTTTCATGATTACAGGTCCTGCAGTAATAGTTACTTTATGAGTTCTGCTTTCAACTTGTGATAAGCTTTGTTCTACTCTTGGTAAGTCAAGCACTTTTACTTCAAATTCTATTGATATGATATCAGCAGTTAAAGTAGAAGCTGATTTATTAAATCCTACTAAGATTTCATTTGTTTTTGCATCAAAGTATAGATTTAATATGTAGTATTCTTGAGGTTTAGTTGCATCTGGAGTCAAGAATAATACTCTACCATTATAGTGGAATTCAGTTAATGGAGTACCTTGGATAGGAGTTCCATCTGTATCATAGATTTGACCTTTAAATTTATTTGCAGGTGCTCCTGTAGTTTCTCCAGTTAATAATATTTCTTTTATTTCAAAAGAGAATACTGCTTGTTGGAAAGATTTAAGTATAGCTTCTGTTTGTGGAGCTATTACTTCATGAAGTTTTAATTTCTTATTGAAGTTAGCAGTTTGAATTACTAATTTTCTTAAGAATTGGTTCATGTAATCTACATCATTTGGAAGTAATCCTTTTTCTTTTAAAAGTCTCATATCCATATATCTGAAGTAATCTTCTCTTTTGATTTCTTTCTTAATTTTACCATCTTTATCTCTGAATACATAAACTTGTGATTTATGTTCTATTGGCATTGAGCTTTCTGATGATACCATATTAACAGTTTTAATAAGTTTAGACCAGATAGTTCCTGCTGAGTTTACCCATTGTGCATAGAATTCAAGTACAGGATAATGTAATGCATAAGAAGAACCAGCTTGTAACGCTTCCCCTGCAGTCATATATGTACCATTAGCTAAGTTGATAAATCCAGAAGCTGCTCCATTTACTATTGATGCCATACCTGTAAATAAGATATCTTTTACAGTATTTTTAGCAAGATTAGCTTTATATTCAGCTGCTTGTCTATTTGGAGTTTCTGCTTCATTAGCATTTATGAATTCCATTTCTTTATCATATCTTGCTTTAGCAAATCCAGCTATTTCTCTTAAAGGAGCTGGTAATTTTTCCCAAGCTGCTTTAGAAGATAAAGTTGCATCTATAGTTTTATTTATTGCTTCTTGAGCAAGAACTAATTCTGCAGCTCTTCTTTGTTTATTATCAAATAAAGCAGAGTTAGGCATATATTCTTGTCTTTGTCTTAAAAGACCACACATTGCTTGTAAATCTTCTGCTCCCCATCTTTTTATTCCTGCCATATTTGCATAGACAGTTCCATCATCTTTACCAATGTTTCTTTTGCTATTTTTATTAGATAATGTACCATTGATGCTTTCATATCCGAAAACTTCTTTGACTACATTATTCGCTATTTTTCTCTCAAACATTTATTTATTCCTCCTTAATTGAATTATTTTTTGATTAGTTTTTCTATTTCTTTAAGTGTCTTCATTTCTGTTTTATATACTTGATTTACATAGCTGAATACGAATTTTGCTACTTTAGCATAATTCTTATTGAATGTTTTAAGCATAGTCTTATTATATAATAGTAAATCTTTAGAGAAAGCAACTGAATTTTCTGGTTTTTCTTTATCATCTAATTTCTCAGGAGATAAAGTATCACCAACTACAGTTTTTATTTCTTTTAAGATATCAGTATTAATATCTTTGAACCAGTCAGTAATAAGTACATTATTAAATGTAGAATAGTAACCAAGAGCTGCACCTGGTAGCACATCTTTTACTTCTTGAACTGCTATCTCATCTAATTTAACAGCTAATCCTCTATTACCTATATCATCCATAACTTTTATATATCTATCAAATCTTTCTTTAAGTCCATCTTCTAATATTTTAACAGGTTTTTCTTCTCTTTTAAAATATGCTTCAGTAGCTTTTTTAACTACATCTAGAAGATCAGTTGCAACAGCTGGTTTATTAGCTATATTTTCAACTGTACCTTTAGCTAGACATGATATGATAGTTATAAGAAGTATTAAAGACTCATAGATAGATTGACTAGGAGTTAAGTCCTTATTAGCTCTCTTTATACTGTATTGACTAAGAGTAGAACCATATGAAACATATTGTGCAGCTCTTAGTACATAAGCACTCTTAGATGTAAGGAAACCTCTATTTGTGTCATTAGGTTCTTCAACTTTACCAGTTAAAGTATTAATAAATGTTTCATTAAATCTACCGTAACTGATTTTAGCATCTCCATAATCTTTTACATCAAGTCCTGCTTTTACAGCATCTTCAAGTTCTTTAAGATATTTCTTTATCTTATTAAGTTTTCTTGCATAACTATTAAAGAATAGCTTTATATAGTTTACAAGCTTTTCCCAGATTTCTTTAAGCCAAGCACCTATTTTAGCAAGTCTTCCTTTTTTCTTTTCTTCAGATGCTCCACTTTCTGTATCAGCTTCTAAACCTATAACATCAATACCAAATGAAGTTATAGCTTCACCTAAGTTAGCTATATCTTCCATAGCAGCAATTTCATCAAAGTTATCATCTATATAATCAGAAGAATTAAAGATACTCATTTCACTTTCTAAACCAGACATAATCTCAGAAAAGTTTTCTTTGACTAATTTTTTAGATAATGTAAAATACATATTATTCCTCCTATTATTTCATTAATTTAACTACTTTAGCTGCATCTGATATTGCTTTATTAGAAACAGTTGCAAATCCTTTTAGACACTTATTGTAAACAGAAGATTGCTTTTTAGCTAAATGTCCAAGAGATTTTAAGCTTTCTGATAAGTTAGTTAAAGTAGTCTTATCATCAGCTGATATTTTATCATCATCTATTTTCTTTTTAACTGCTTTATGAACTTTCTTAACATTTGTAAAAGCTGTTTGGAAGTCTTTTATAGCATCTTTACTATTTCCTTCTGTATTTTTTCTTTCTTCTGCATAAGTTTTTATTTTACCTAATAAAGATGTAGAATTTGTTAAAACAGACAAAGCTGCTAATTCTTCAGTATCTTTGATACCATTTAAGTTTAATTCCTCATCAGTTTCATTATACTTTTTATCTATAGCTTCTATTTTTAATACTTTTCCATCTAATGGAATATCAAAATGGTCAGCATAAGCAGATACGAAGTTTTGAATATCTTCTGGAGTATCAGCAGCATTTTCAGCAAGCTCTGGTAATACTACATTACTTTTTTCATCTGCTTTTGCATTTGTAGAATATATTTTAGTAACTTTTTCCCATTGAGCTGGAAGATTTTTAGTTACAGTAATAGTTTTACCATCTAACTTATTACCCTTATTAGCTTCTGCACTTTCAATATTATCAAGAATTTTCTTAACATCATTATAGATAGCTGAGAATACTCTTCCTGATATTCTTTTGATTTTTAATAAGTGAGCAAAGTATGCTGCTGCATTAGCTATAAATCCCAATATAGTTTGCCATGCTCTTTTGAAGAAGCTTTCTTTTGTAGTTGCAGCTGCTGCTGACTCTTCTTCAGTTTTCCCATCTTCTGCTTCAAATCCATACATTTTAAATGCTTGTACTGGATTTGCTCCATTCATGATATCTTGGATAGCTCTATTTGCATTTACACATTCAAGTGCAATTATAGTAGCTTCTGATTTAAAAGCATCTGCTTCATCATTAAGTCTTTGAAGTTCTGCTTCTAATCCACCTTCATATCTTGACTCATAATTTTCTCCTGGTGCTCTTGTACCACTCACGATAGCTTGAACATCGTCTAAATTTTCTAACCCTGCGAATGGATTAGTAACGTCTATGTTATACATTTTTTACCTCCTTGAAATATATGTATTTTATTATTACCTATACAGGTAATATTTTAATCACAACGATTGTTAATTTGTGAATTTTCTTACATAGCAATTAAAGCTTCATAACTAAGTTTTAAAGACTTTGCTATAGTATGAAATTCTATATAATCAGCAAATAAGTCTTCATATAGTTTAGTACTCATATTTTTAGTATATAAATCTAAACTTTTAAGAAGTTCTTGATACTTTTCTCCTACTTTATGAATAGTTCTTTCAACATTAGGATTTACATGTGCTTGAGATAATGCAATTTCCATATTAGATGCAACTATATTACGAAGAGCTTGGAATTTCTTAGGAAATTCAAGTGTTTCTCTTATTTGAGTTGATTGGTCATAGTCTTCGTTTAGTGCATCTTTACGAGAAATCTTTTTAGCTTTACCCTTTTTACTACTACTATCTCCATTTTCATCAGCATAGTCAGCTGTATCGTCTCCAAAACTATCAAAATCATCTGAACCCATATCTCCAAAAGCAGAGTCATCACCTAAGTCATCTCCTGTATCATCAGAGAAGTCTTCTCCAGTATTAGTATCATCACTATCCTCTCCAACATCTCCTAGGTCATCTCCTCCAAGAGAACCAAAGTCATCATCATCTGCTTCCATTCCAAGTCTAATTTTACCTTTTTTAGATGATAGTTTAATTTCATTTAAATCATAAGTTGCAAATAACCCTTCTAGAGCTATTTCTTCATAGTCCTTTCCAAATGGTCTATTTTCTCCTGATTTCTGATTATCAGTGTCGCTACTGCTAGGAACACTGTTATTAGAGCTAGACTCACGTAGTGTTTTATACCATCCATCATACTTCATAATACCTCCTTTTCTGGATTTAAGAGACCATAATCTTTTGATTTAAACTAATAACCCCCACCTGTTCTCTCAACTTCATTAACTTTAGAGTATTCAAGTTGAGTTTTTCCAGTAATTTCTTTCTTGTAATTTTCTACTTTATGTTTCATAAGAAGAAGATGTCCACGATACTTCATAAGTTCCTCTATCTTTTTAGTATCTCCTTCACTTTCAGCAAATCTGATTTTCATATCTACTGTTTGAATAATAGTATTAACATGGTGTTCAAGTGGTTCCATTGCTCTTGCTCTTGATTGCTTTGCCATTTTATTAAATATATACCATACGAATACTCCAACTATTATATTTCCACATAGGAAGAATGAAGCAATTCCTATAGTTCCAGCTTCTAACCATCTTTCTACTTTACCAGTAAATATGTCTAAATCATCATTTAAAGCTTTTATCTTAAGTTCTTCTGTTAATTCTTTTTGTGTAGTATTTTGCTTTATTAAAAATGTTCTTCTTATGAACTGGAATATCGTAGTTGCCATCTCTTTAGGAAGTTTAACTATTGGAGCTAGAATTCCATAAAGAGTAGAACCTGCTCTTATTCCAATTTCTTTAATAGTAGATAGAATGTCTGCTACCCCCTCTTCTGCATGGATATATTCTCTTCCATCATCAGTTATCTTATTTACTTCTTTAACTTCTGGATAACCTTTTCTTAGTTCATAGATATCTTCTATAGGAAGACTATCTACGATTTCTCCATTAAGAATAAATACTATTTTCTTATTAGAGTAAAACTCACTATCATCTAGAGATATAAGAGGATAAATGTTTCCAGTTTCACGAAGTACTAGAAGTTCATTTATAACACCTTTAGACTTAGTTTCATCAAGATTTCCACTTATTCTAGAAATTATTTCATCTGTACTTCTTGGTTCATTTATTTCTTTTTCTAGTCTTACATTTCTTATAACTCTAGAAGACTCATTATCTTGCTTTTCAAGCAAAGTAAGAGTTAGATATCTGGCTTTATCGTCTTCTTCATTTCTAAGAACTATTGGTAAGAAATCTATGTCTGCAATTATATCTTGTGGATTTTCAAGCAAACCTAAATCTTTATCTACCATAAGTTCTGCTTCCATTCCAAAGCGTTCATATAGTCTATAATAACCTTTTTCTTTAGAAGAGATTACTTCAGACTCAACAGAATATTCAAAACTAGGAAAAGCTTTTTGTATTGCAGAACATATTGGACTTATTATATCTGTAAGTTCATTTATAATAATTCTAAATCTATCTGCAAGTGGAGCTGGTCCATAGATAGTATTTTCATTATCTGGACATGGTTTTGTAATTTCTGTATCTAAATTAACTAAAAGAGTTTCAGTATCAATTTCAGATATCTTACATATAGGAATTACAAACTTGTCTCCGATAAATGAAGTTTCTTCTTTTCTTACAAAAGGTGATATTATAAATAATGTTTCTTTTCCGAAAAAGAAAGGAATAAATGCTTTCTTATCGTTACTAAATATAGTCGCAACAGTTATAGGATAGAAATACCTATCATCAATAGTATCTTCAACACCTATAAATCTTTGACATTTAGTTCCTGGAAATATCAAATATAGTATATCTTCAAGTCTCTTTTGTAATTGATAAGAAGAATTATCAGAAAGAGTATTGAGTTTTATCTGAGTTGTGTCATTATAGAACCCATATTCTGCTTTATTAAGGCCAGTATATGAAATATCAGTAAGTTTAGAGTTTCTGATAATCTTATTGGCACGAGAAGCGATTATGAATTCTGTTAATTCAACCATTCCTTTAAACCTCCTTTTTAGATTTTTACCTTTATTATAAAGGGTTTTTAACAGATAATTTTGTTTTTAGCTGAGTAGAACCGAAACAATTTTGCTATGTTTAATTACATTTAATATAAAAAGGAGGAAAATATGAATACATTTAAAACACTTTTCAATGCTGTAAGTTCTATACCTTATAAAAGATTTATAGAAGAGCATGAAAATGCAATTAGAACTTTAAATGCTATATGTAGTAGAGCTGTAGATAAAGTATTTAGAGATAAAGGAGAAACAGATTTAAATCTTGCTACTTCATATATAAATATGCTAAATAAGCATGGAGGTTACGGTAATCATGGTGATAAATATGATGGAGAACACGAAGTTTATCTTCATAAGTTATTCAGAGATGACCAATTAGACATTATGAAGAATAATGCAGCAAGTATAGCAAAATCAGCTATTTGGTGTGATATGGATAATGGTTATGAACTTGGTATATTTGGTACTATTAAAATAGGTGATAGAAGTAATGCTTCTCTTAGTAAAGATGTAGAGGGAAGTAGTAGCTTTTCTTATGTAGGAAATGATGATGGAATATCTAATAAGCTTCAGTTTGATATCAAGAGTGCTTGCATGGTAGGATGGAACTTAGGAGATAATGTTGAATATAATGATTTTAAAGAACATATGAGTTTCTTATTTGAATTTTCTACTATACTTGTAAGATTTATGGGTTCTGATAGATATCTTAAGAATAAAGAGCTTTATGATGAGTATATTCTAGATACTTTAGTTCAAAGAATGCTACTTCATATTAGTAATTATCCATTATTCTTGAAAACACTTTCTGATTTAGGAATGTTAGAAACTAAGAAAACTGGAGAAGTAATGAAATATGCTAAACTTAAAGAAAGTAATATAGTTTATGTAACTAAGGTTTTATTCATATATAAAGTATTTTATGATATGATTAATGAATGTAATACTTCTACTCTTATAAGAAGTGTTTCTGATATGGTTTCTTATCTTGATATAAGTTTAAGAAAGGTATCTACGGTTGAAGGACTTACTAATGCATTTGATGTAATAGCTGGTTCTAGCAGAAGATATGAAGAACATGGTCTTAGATATATAGATTATTTGATTGGAAATACATATAAAAAGATAGATAAACTTAAAAGAAGTTATATTCTAACAGCTGATTATGCTGCATATCAATTAAATGGAGGAAATAGAAAGCTTAATGAGCTTAATGTTGCTTTAGAAAGCTTACAAGAACAAGAACTTCCTGAATATACAACTGTTGATACTATAACTCTTAAAGAAATAGATAGTTTAGTTGATGAACTTGTGTCTTCTATGGATAATATAGTTCCAAGTGATGAAGATAGAATTAAAGAAGTAGTAGATGCACAAGTACAAGATATAATTCCAGTTAGTTCAGATGCAGTAGAAAGTATTAATATAACTAAGCAAAAGAGTTATACTAAAGCAGAACTTATAGGAATGCTAGCAAATGGACCAGCTCAAAAGTTTAGAAAATTAGAAGCTGAAGCAAATACACTTATTGCTGCAGCTATGAATTGTGATGATGTAAATACTCAAAGTATAGTACTTCGTAAGATTGGTTCTTTTGTAAGAGTTATAGGTGTTTACAGAAATCAATATAAGAATGATGATATATTTAATGCTCTTGCAAGTAATTTAGAAGATAGAATGTATGAAATAAGAGATGCTCTTGTTGATAGAAACTTCTTTAAAGAAAGAGCTACTAGACTTTATGGTGTAGCAAGAGCAGATTTTAATTATTAATCTTAAATGTCAGGTGAGAGAAATCCTGCCTGACTTATTTGTAAGGAGTTTTTATGAGTAAATATGCAATTTATTTAGATGGAACATCTGATGAGAGTTTGAAGTTTCAGAAGTTCCTTAAAAAGAATGGTAGTAACTTTACTTATACTAAAGAACTTATAGAAGCTGAGAGTTTTGAAGATTATCTTGCTATGATTGTAACTAAAGTAGTTGATGAGGATACTAAAGACTATTATAGTGAACTTCTTGAGATGAAGTATGCTGACTATCTAGAGTTTAAGCAATCATGTATTGATATGATGGATGAGTATATTAAGTCTCTTAATGATAATAAAGAAGATTTAGATTATAAAATACCATATCACAAGATACTTAATGGAAACTTTGTAAAGTTATCTCATAGTTATGTAACAGAGGAAGAGAAAGTATTCTATAATATAGACGGACTACCAGATGAAATGTGGGATGTTTATCTTGATACAGATGATAATGGAGTTCTTACTGGAAGATTTCAAACTGTCTACTATGATATAATTACAAAGAATAAGCAATTCTGGGATTTCCATTTATACTTAAAGAAATATAGTGAGCTTTCTGGTATTAAATTTAATACTAAGGCTCATCTCATGTGTTTCGACAGAGATTTACTTGGCGTAGATACATTTATGAAACTAACTCCTGAGATGGAGACTAAGGTAGCACAAGAGGGAAGAAGAAATCCTTGGTTTCATATGAGAGAATGTGCAAGAATAGTTAAGAACCAAGAAGTTACAAGGTTTGAGATGACTATTCAGCAATATGTATTTATATGGTTATACTGTCAGAATTTCAATACTTTCTTATCAGCACCAAGACAGATTGGTAAAACTTATATAGTTACACATTTACTTGCTTATGAGTTTGCTTATGGAAGTAGTGATTTTGATTGTGGATTTCTGCACTATGAGTATAATAGAGCTGTAGATAATAAGAAAGATGTAATTGATATAGCTGATAACTTTCCTGACTTTTTAAGATGGCATCAAGTTAGAAACCGTGTTAAAAAGGGAGTTCAATATAAAAATGTAGAAGCTTCTATTAAAACAGGAAGTAAAGAAAGTAGAAATGAGCAACTAAATAACACATTAGTTGCAATAGCAGTCTCTCCACAAGAGAAACAAGCAGAAAAAGCAGGTCGTGGACGTAGGCTTAGATTTATGTTATTTGACGAATTTAACTTCGTTAAGAATATTATGGCTGCTATGAGTGGGGTTCAATTTGCAACTACTACTACACACGATTTTGCAAGAAAAAAAGGAATAAGACACAGTATACATTATGCATCTACTGCAGGAGACTTAACTACTCTTGCTGGTAGACAGATGTATGATGTGGTTACTAATAAAATATGTAAATTTGATAATAAATTACTTGCTATGAGCTATGATGAACTTAGAAACTATATGCTTGCAACTAGTGAAATGAATTTCTTCTTTGTTGAATATGGTTATGCTGAACTTGGAATGAGTGAAGCTTGGTATGATGAAAGACGTAGAAGTATTCCAGATGGTAAGAAATTTAGAAATGAAATACTTATGGAATGGGTAAGTAGTTCTACGGATAGTTTATTCTCTCAAGAGCATATAGAAAGAATAGAAACTTGGATAGATGCTACTCATTGGGATACATATCTTCTTGATAATAGATATATGATTGATTATGTTAAAACTAAGAATAGTAATAACTTAATTGATGAACTACGAAACTTTAATGTAGTAGCATTAGGTATAGATATAGCTCATGGTGGTGGTGGAGAAGCAGACAGTACTGTAATCTACGCTATGGATATGGAAACTTGTATGCCTATATTTGAGTATGCTACAAATACTCTTTTAATACTGGATTTTATCTATGTATATAAGAAGTTTTGTGATTTAATATGGGAAGGAAATCCTACTGCTAAGATTATATCTGCTATAGAATGGGATGGTCCAGGACAAGATGTAATTCCTATTATAATGCAAGACCCTAAGTATGGTAAAACTGTATTTGCAAGAGATGTTTATTATGCTCCAGAAATAGCTGATAAAGGTATAAGTGGAAGTACTAAGAAGTTTAGTTATGATACTAAGACTTTGCCTGGAAGTAGAGTTAAAGGAAGAAGAGATTATATGACTCAGACTTTACTTACTCAGTTAGTTGAAAGACAGCCATATGTATTTAATCATCCTAAAGCAGTTGATGAAATAAAGACATTAAGAGCTAAGAAAGTACTTAAAGGTGTAAGAATAGAAGCAAAACCGGGTTCTCATGACGATAGAACATTTGCAAGACTTCATGCTAATGGTTTAGTATTTGACGATACTTATAGAGAAGCTGTTTATAAGAAGTTTAATTATGTAGTTGACTTCCATAAGATTAAGTTCTATGATATGAATGAGCATAAACTTGGGATAGATGATATTGTAAATAATAATTATCTTGATAAAGAAGGAGAACTTAACTTTAGAGAATACATAAGATATACAGATAATATGGAACCAGTTGATGATATCTATTGTACTAAAGTAATAAATGGTAATATAGTTAGACTTACTTTAACTGAGATAATAGAAGAAGCGAAGAATAACCAAGCACTTGCTGATTTAGTGTTTAAAGTTACTAGTAAGATGAAAAGTAATGTAAATATGAGAAGTAATCCTTTTAAGAATAGAAGTGATGATAGTTTAACTGGAAGTGAAGATGGTTATGTTATGAAGAGTATAAGAGATATGAGCTTTTATGGAAGAGAGAAAAAAGAAGATGAAGGACTTCTATATTAGAAGTTATTACCCTAGAGATTAGTTTCTCTAGGGTAGTCTTCTTTTTATTTCCTTTAATCTAAAACAGTTTTTACATAATCATCTGTTATATCTTTAAAGTAGAAATCAGATAAACGAGTACCGTTAGATTTAGGATATTCAGTATAGATTATATTTGCAGCTAATATTTCTGCAACTGCTGCAGATAATGGAATTAAATGTTTCATATAATCTACATATTCCTTTTTAGGAAATATAGATATGAAGTCATTTAATAAATCCTTTCTTATCTCAGCTTTCATATTTAAAAACATTAAGAAATATTTATCATTTTCTAACATTTCTTTCCAAGTATCATCTTCCATAGCTCTAGAGTAATAGTAGTCAGATTTATTCATACAGTTTTCTATTACTTCAGAGATTTTAACTGAATATTTGCTTTTTAAGAATTTATTAAGATTATTAAATAAATCTATAAATCCATATTTTGCATAATATTCTTGAAATTTTATAGATGAGTTAGTCATTCTGTAATTAAATACAACTATTAAATAACAGAATAGATTAATATTAGCAGAGTAATTATCAATAGCTTCTTCACCTGCTCCTAGATAATTACCATACATAAGTTTACTGAATAAATATGGTGTATTTTTAAACATGTCATTAACTTCATTTATGATATAATCTATATGATTATTATAGTCTTCTATAATGTCTATCTCTTCATGTTCAAATCTTAGTAAAGTTCTTAAATTATATTTTGCAATATCTTTAAGTTCACCAAATTTCAAAACTAAATCAACTCCATCAAAATCCTTAAGTAATACATCTTTTAAATCTCTCATTTAAAACACTTCCTTTTTTATATTTATTTGCAACTAATGTTACATTTTATTATATATATATGATTTTTTAGCAAGAAAAGAAGAAGTACCGAAGAAAAAACAGAACTATATTTCAAGCTCTGTTTCTTTGAAGATTATATAATAGATGTTACCATCTATCATCATCACCTTCATCTTTGAATATTTCTCTTAATTCTCTTGATACATCTTTATTAGTACTAACTTTTTCAAGATAAGTATCTTTAAAATTAAGATTAGTTATGCACACATTTCTTTTATCAGAAATTCTTTCATCTCTTTTATTAAATGCTTTAACTATTCTTACTTTAACATATACATCTGCATGTGCATCACATATAATGTTTAATGAATGAAGAATATTAGCTTTAACTTCAATATCAGTTGCTCTATAAACATCTGAACATTTTTGTAAAGCATAGTTAAGAGTATCTATTATAGCACCCTTAACTTTACTTTTCATGATATAGCTTATTGCATTTAAATTAAAGTTTTTTGTTGTTTCATTAACATATCTATCTTCTGTTTCAGTAAAGTCATTTTCTTTATTCATGAAGTCATTTAATATAACTCCACTTTCAGTAAATGCTCCTACTTCTTTAAGATATTCTGCAGAAACATAGAATTCAACAAACTTTGATTTACTTGCTAATTCAACTACATCATAATAACCTTCGTTACCTCTTTGAGTTAAAGAAGCTATCATTTGTAAGTATGTGCATATGTCTTCATAAGTGTATGTTTTATAAGTTGTGCTATATTCTTTAGAAGTTAAAAGTTTATAATATTCATAAAAGTTTATACATTGCTTTGCAAAATTATCAACTACTTTTCTTATAGATGATTTACTAGCTTTTATGTAATCATCATTTAATTGAAGTATGTTGATAGCATCAACAAGTATTTCTTTTACTTCTTCAACTTTTTCAGCTTCTCCAGTTTTAAAAACTTCCACTAAATCCATTTCACCTAAGTTACCTAATCCTAAATTAATTTTTTCTCTTGACATTTGTCATCACTCCTTGTTTTTTATATTTATTTTTATAAAATTATTTTACCTAGATAAAATAACTTTACATTTTATAATATATAAGCTATTTTCTCGTAAGAATTACATATATTTATGGTAAAACCATCCCATTACTACAGTAAAGTGCACAACTACTACAACTATAATCATCTTCTTTAATGTCTTCCAAATCATTATAATACACCTCCTACTTTTAAAATTCTAAAACATGCAATACCTAATCCTGCAACATATCCACATATCATAGATATTGCAACTACAAATCCTCTTAATAACATTTAAATCAACTCCTTTATATTATTTGATATTCATATTATTATATTTAACTGAGAAAAAATTGCGAAAAAAAGAAAAGACATATCCTAGACAAATGATTTCTCAAATGTCTAGGATTATCCTTTAGAATATAAACTAGCTCATATATGAGATAGCTTTTATATGAATTAGTTATTTTCTTATTTATATATTAAGCTTTCTTTTCTTCAGCAGCTTCTTCTGATATTGCATTGACTATATTAGTTATTCTTTTCTTAACTACACCAAGTATCCACTTGTTAGTAAGTAAAGCTATAGCTACATGCATAAGTTTAGACTTAGTATCTTTTACTTTAGCAATAACTTTTTGAGTTACTGTATCTACTATGTCTGTAACTTTATATCCTTTTGCTTTGACATCTAGGATTTCTTGTCTTGCTCCTGCTTTTACAACAGTTAAGAACTTAGCATATCCTGCAGACCAAAGAGCACCCAATACTATAATAGCTATTACTACTAAAATAATATAAGGTCCATAAGGATGATTTAATACTCTTTCTAGTAAGCTTTGTCCAGTTTCCATAGTTAAATGCCTCCTGTTTTAATATAAATATATAGCTATCTCAGGAGAATTGTTTTTGGAAGACTTTTATTTCTTTAAACCTTTAGCAAGAGTACTAATATCAAAACATCCATTTAAAAAGCTTGGCTTTCTATCTGCTGGAGTAATAAGTCTTCTTCCACCATCTGGATATGGACTTGGAACATGTGGATAACTTGAGTTATATGGAACAAATTCCTTATTTCTTAAATCTATAAATGTAACACATTCTACATTACTTAAATATAAACCTTCTAGATTATCTACATTAAAGTCTTCTTTAGTAATATCTTCATGGATTACTAAAGTATTATGGAATGCCATAACTTGTGCAGCTAAATCCATAATAGTAAGTCTTAATATAGCTTCATTGTGGAATATACTTTCATTAAAGTGTTTATTAGTTGCATAAAGTATTCCTTCTTTATATTCAAAATATCTATCATAGAATACTTTATACATATCAACATGCACAAATTGCATAGGTGGCATTTCTTCAAATAAGTCATTTATATTAGCAACTGCAAGTTTTAGAAGTTCATCTTCTTCTATTGCTCCTTCAAGTTTCATCAAATCATCCATAAGTTTTAAATCTCTTCCTGTAAAGATATGTTTAACTTTAGGGTCTTCTTGTTCTACTACATAATTATGAATATATTTATATAGAAGACCAGCTATAGCTCTTTCAGTAGTAAATCCATCATTTAATGCAAAGTAGAACATCTTAGGGAATATTCTTACTATATGTAGAAGTTTGTCTATTTCTTGTTTTGTTACTTCCATATATGTTGGATTATTTAAGAAATCCATTTCTTTACTTAAAGAACCACGAAGTTCAACCAAAGTCTTTCTAAATGCAAATAGATTTCTCATAACTCCATAATTAACTTCTTCATCTGACATATCTGTAAATTCTTTATGACCTATACTTGCAAATGCATAATTAAGAAGATTATAATGTTTATCATCAAATTTCTTTTCAACTTTAACATATCCATCTTTTATATTAAATTTTCTAAGTTCATCAAGAGCACATCTTAGATTAGCTTCATAAGATTTATTTCCTTTAAATAAAGGAGCTGGATACACTTCATCTATAGCTCTACCATCTATTTCATAGTCAGAGAATTTCTTAATTACACAAAGTCTTGCAGCTATTATAGAAGCTACATCAACAAACTTTTTAACATTCTTAAAGAAACTATCATTATCTATTTCTGATTTATATCTTCCTGTAGTATCATTTGCTAAGAAATTAGCCTTTAAATCTTTTATAAGTTCTTTTCTTATGCTAAGTCTATGGTCTAATAGTTCTGCTTCATAGTTAAGAGTACCAATTACTTCAGCTGCTTTTATATGAGTATAATACTTTTCTTCAGCAAAGTATTTATTTAAACAGTTAAACATAAACTTAACTTCAGGACTATTATCTAAAAATACACCCATATCTAAAAGATTTCTTACATATATTTCAGAGATATCATTAGATAATTTATAGAATTCTAATTTATTTACTCCATACAAACAAGCAAGACTTAAAAGGTCATTAAAATTAATTACCATAGCAGATATTTCTATATGAGATTTATCTCTTTCTATTTTATTATCTGAGATACTCATAGTTTGAGACCATTTATAAAAAGGAGAGTTTTCTCCTCTTCTATTAAACTCATTAGTTAAACTTGCAAGTATGAAGTCTGGTGCAGTATAAAGAACTCTTGCAAAATTTTCTTTAATTTTATCAAATCTACTTCTTACTACAGCATGTTCAATTAGAGGTCTATCTATAGGACCATTAACTAAATCACTAAGAGTTATAGAACTTTTAACTTTATTATCCATTAAGTAGTCAATATGTCCTTTAAATACTTCAAAGCTCATATCTCTATCTGCTCCAGATAAATACATAAGTACCATATCTTCTCTATCTTTTTCCTTACCATTATTCCACATAGTTTTAAATATTTCTTTCATTTATATTTCTCCTTTCTCTTATAAGTTTGCAGCTTTAATTATTTCTAATACTTTTTCTTCATATTTAGTATTATTAAAGTTAGTTCCAAATGCTACAAACATATCTTTCTTTTCTCCTAAATCATAATAAGATGTGTCTTTTACAAGTGTAGATATTACATTTCTTGCTCTGTAATAAATAAGTGATACTATTTCTTGAAGTTTTTCATTTGCTTCATTAATATCTTTACCTAATCTTTCTGCTCTTTCGTCTTGTACAAACTTATGAGCTTCACGACTTCTAGGGTCATCAAAGTCTTCATTTACTTGAATAATGAAATCAGGCATAGGTATTCCTTCATTATACTCAGTTCCTACTACACTATCAACAGCTCTTCTAAAGCATTCAAAGTTAGTTAAGTAAGAAGTAATAGCTTTTTCAGATATATCTTTTACTCCATCTCTTAAAGCTTTTATAAGAGTTTCTCTTCTTTCTGTTTCATTAATACCCAAATCAGAGAACTTCTCAATAAGTTTAGTAAAGAATATTTCTGCTTTTTCATCTGAGAGTTTGCCTTTGTAAGCATCTAGATATGCTGTAGCAAAACTGTAAACTAGTGCAGAATAACAAGTTCTATCAGATATTACTATTTGCACTTTTCCCATATCTTTAAGTTTTAAATCTTTTAATAGATTATCAACTATATTATGGAACTTGTAGTTTCTATTAGCTTTCATAACTAAATTCATACCTGCTTCTTTTCTAGTATCACTTGGAAACTCAACTTTACCTTTAAGAATATCACCTATTAACTTACCAGTTAAAGTTTCATCATAATCAGGAAATGACACAAGAATGGGTTTTAAGAATTTCTTCTTATCTAAGCTTTGAGTTAGATAATTAGTTAAACTCTTAGCAAATGTTCCTTTCCCAATACAATCTGGTCCTTCAATCCCGATTACAACTAGTTTAATCCCATAAGTTTCTAGCTGCTTCTTCATTAAATTTCTTAGTACGTTCATTGTACTACCTCCTTTTTTATTTATTAAACAGATTTCTCTATTCAATCTACTATATATCATTGTGTTAAAATTGCGGAAAAAATAAACCTAGGGATTTCTCCCTAGGTCATTTTCTTTTTATAATCCCATAATTTGAAGTCTAGAACCGTCATGTGTCCATATTCCATAGAAGAACCCATCAGGTTCTGCAGTTGTACATATCTGTATATAAGCACCATTTAAAAACCCATATACCATATTTCCAACTTTAGATGCTTCTGTTAATGTTATAGTACCATTTGCATGTTGAATAGTACATACATCTTTATCAATGTTTACAATCAAACCCATAATTCATCACTCCTTTTTAAATTTATCATTATGCTACTTCAGATGATACAGCTCCCATATCTACTTCATGGATAGTAGTTGGTATATCTTTTTCTTTCTCTTTAAGTTCTTCTTGAGTTAGAATTTGCTTTCTTTGAATATTTCTCATAAGAGAGAATAAGTTTTGTGTTCTTTTAGCTGAAGTTTCCATCTCTTTTTCAAGAATGCTATTCATTTCAAGCTCATACCAAAGTGTATCTTCAAGTCCAGACATAACAGCTATAATAAATTCATCTCTAAGTCTACACAATTCAGGATTGTCCCCTGTATACTTAAAAAGAAGTCTTGCTTCTATGATATTTGTAGGTCTAGAATAGTTTCTAATTTGTAAAGCACCTTTAGCTCTTCTACCCATAACTTCATTTTCATGTTCAGCATCTTCTACTCCTTTAAATACATGTGGAGTTGCAGCATTTGGATAATTTCCAGTTCCTTTATCAAGTATTCCTAAATCATAAGCAGTTGCTATTGCATGCATATCAGGGTCAAATGAACCATCTATATAAAGAAGTCTTGCTTGTGTTCTACCTTCATTACCAGTTCTTGATTTATTAAGAGTAATAGTAGTAGAATATACTGATTTAGAAGTAATATCTTGAAGACCATATAGATTAATTGGGTGAGAGTCTGAGTCAAGATTGTATCCATCTTGTATTGAGTTATAGATAAGTATAGCAGAAGCTTTCTGTCTTAGTCTTTCTGGCATATGTAGTTTCCAATCAGATTGACCAGATTTAAATTCTTTTTCAGCTGCATATTTACCTATTTCTTTATTATTCTTCTTTAAATGTACATTCCAAAGCCAAACTGCATTTCCATTAAAGAAATTAGTACAGTCATTAATAAGACCAGATAGTTTTAGAAATGCTGTCATGTTACCTTCATTTGCTACTACATTTTCTGAGTCTTTATCTTTTACATACTCAACTGAAGTTCTTTTTGCTATCATAGAAGTAACTGTATCTAGAATAACGAAATAGAAAGGTTTCATCTTTATCATATCACCTGAGTACGGGTCTTGGAATTCAACATATTTATCATTTTCTTTATCTTTTGAATATTCATTAGAAAGCCTTACTAGTTTATCAGTAATATCTTCAACTACGTTCATATCCCAAACTTCAAAGTGTTTTTCAACTACTTCTTTTGGAAGTTTAGTAAGCTTAGATATTCTTTCTGAACTTGGAGAAGAAGAGTCTGAGTCTACTATTATTACTTTCTTAATAGGATATCCAAGTTTAATTGCAGCAGAAGCCATCTCTATTGAAAGAGATGTCTTCCCAATACCCGGTTTTGCTCCAAGTACATATTGCCATCCTAGTTTAAAACCACGCTCTGCAACTAATAGTTCTCCTGTCTTTTGGTCTCTAACATTCTGTCCAAGCATTATATCAATTCCTGCATATAATGTTGGTATAAACTGATTTACTCTTGTAATTTTAGCCATATTTATATCTCCTCTTTTAACTTTTTATTATATTATAAACTTGGCTTTGTTTTTAATTTTTAGTTGTCAAAAGGTTCTACAAATATAGAATTTATGAAGTTATATTTCCATTCAAAGGTATTATTTTTAAATGCAGTAGTTACATAACTATCAATATCTTTTATAGAATATTCATTATTAGTATTATAGCTATTATTGATATAATCTTCTATTGCATCATAGATTTTTGCTGATGATTTGGCACTTACTCTGTCTCTTAATACTTCAAATCCAAAAGTATCTATAAGGTAATGTATCATTCTATAAACTTTTTGATAGTCTATAGTATATCTAGTTTCTCCCATTTCTGACTCATACATAAGATTTAAAAACATTTTAACTAAATTATATTCATCTTTATTATATGGGTCTAAGCTCCATAGAAACATTGCCATTACTGTTTCACAATTTTCTTCATGAAGTACTTTCTTGAATATATTAGGGTGAGTATTTGAAATAGTTGTAAACGACTCCATTAATTTAAATATTCCAATTTTAAAGTTTCTCCATACCCAAAGCTTCATTTCATCATCAAACTTTCTCATTTCTTGCAATTCTCTTACTCTTTCAATCATAACATAACTCATAGACTCAGCTGATGCAACTACTGTTTTAGCAAGTGCTGGAAACACATCTTTTATAACAGTGTCTACATCTGGTCTTGGTGTCCTTCTTTCTACATTAGTTTGAAAATAGTTTACTTTTTGTGTGTAATTCATAATATTCCTCCTTAAATGTTTTTTATTTGCATATAGATATTTATATAAAGATGAATAAGTTCTTTATGATAAATACTATATTGAAATTGAATTTTAGTAGTTTCTTCTAGTTTCTCATATCTATAAACAGGTGTTGATATTTCAGGCTCTTTCTTTGGTAAACCTTTACTATCTCTTGCAAGTAGTATTTGCTTTACCCAATTCTTAAAAGGAAAGTAAAATGCACGATTTACCATTCTTATTTTAATATTATCTCTAAGGTTTAAAGTAGTAGGATATACTTCTGCTTCTGCAAGTTTTTGAAGTTCATCTTCATCTATAGGATAGAACTTCTTATCAGATAAATCAAAGGGTTTATTTTTAGGAACTTTATAGTTATCGCTAGTAAATATAAGTTTATCTTTAACTATAGTTCCATAATAAGATACATTATATTCATTATCATCAAATTCTATTCCATCTAGCATTTCTTTAGTAAACATATCGTTCTTATAATCATATTCTACTAAGCATGAGTTATTATAAGTCATTGCTCCATTATTTAAGAAAAAATACTTAGCATCTTTAGGCATATATTTTTCTTCTTGAGCATCTATTCTAAGTCTATTAATAGAAGTAAGAATAGATTTTACTGTAGAATAAGCAGTAAGTGTAGGTTTATCTATTACTTTTTCATATACTTTAGGTTTTATAACTTCAGTTATAGGCTCAGTATCAAAATGCATAAACTCTTTAATAAGTTCATCAAGTGATGGTAGTCCTGAAGTTATATTTCCGTATGATATAATGTCTCTATTTATCATTGCTACATTTACATTACCAAGAGATTTTACTTTATTTTTATACTTTGCTCCTTTAAGAAATCCTACATATTTAATAGGTTCACCATCTGATTTTCTTATAATTTGATTTATAACTCCTACAAGTGTACTACGAGATAGGTTTCTTGTATACATTTGGAAAGGATAGTGTGATTTCAAATCAAGATATAAAACAGATATAAACTTCATAAAAGTAGTTATATGTGCTTCATCTTTAAGAATAGGATAAGCTTCTAATACATCAGAAACTATCTTTTTAAGTAAAGGGTCAGCAACTAATCCACCACCAAAAGATACTCCTTGTGATAAAGTATACTTCTGTTTAGTATAATCTATATTTAGAAGTTTAGATATCTTTACTACTTCTTCCATCTTCATAGAAGATAATACTTTATTTATATTATTCCCGGGTATCATAGAAGACATTACTCCTACATCTGTTTGGTAAGAACGAATAACAGCTATATTAGGAGATGGTGTTTCTTCTATGTTAGTTTTAGAAAGTTGTACATAGATAAGCTTCTTATAAAACTCAGAACCTATCTTATTACATATTATAAGCAAGATTGAGTCAATAAGAGCATACATTGCATGTGTATAGAAGTCTTCATAAGGTAAATATAAAATGTTATTGCATATATGAGAATAGTCAAGTTTACCAAATCCTACTATACGATTTGCAGTATCTTCTAGGTTAAATGTTGAGTAATTACTCCCTCTTCTAAGGGAATAAAAACAAGTTTGGAAATCTGATATAAGTGTATGAGATATATTATTAAGATAAACCTTTCTTTCTGTAGGATTAAATTGGTCTCCTTTAAGTTTAGTCTTGTCAAATCTATCTTTATTATTATCAGATGCATAAGGAGGACGAATATTATCATATCCTATTCCTCTTTCATTCATAGTACCAAGTGGAAGTCCAAGCTTTTCTATTCTTTCTTGGAATGTTCCTATATCATATGGAGTATTAAATGCCATAAGTATATGAGGTTTATGCTTTGTAAACATAGTCTCAGTGGTTTCTCTTATAAATGTTGCTTCATCTTTAAAGTCTCTTACATGAATAGTAAGATTATCTATAAACTCATTACATGTATCTTTAACTAGCTTTATAGTTTTAGCATTAGCTTTAAGTTCCAAATGTTCAACTACTTCATGGAACTTTGCTTTTAAATCAGTTTTAAACTTTTCTTTATTAGCAATTAAGTAATCTTGTCTTTTATATCTTCCATCTTCAAATACTGGGAAATCAATATAAGCTTCCTTCGTAAACTCGTCCACGAAAGTATTCATATTAATGTACCATTCTCCATTTTCATCTTTGGAAGTTTCTATATCAAAAGACGCATAATGAATATCAGGTATTGCTATATCTGACTCAACTACTTTATCTTTATCATTAAAGTGATATTGTGTTTTTGATTTCTCTATAAATGTCCATTGCTCTATTGGAACATCAAGCATAAAGACTCCGGGGTGAAGATATTCTGCTTTATATGGAATATTAGGCATAAGTATCTTTTGCATCTCATTTCCCCATTCATCTTTAAAGTATACTCTTTTACCTTCAAATAAAAGTTCTCTAGTTGCCTTATTCTTTCTAGAATATGGAACCATATATCTATCACAAGAGTCTCTTTTTATATATTCTTGAGGATATTTTGGAGTTTTTCTTGCGATAAAAACAGGAACTTCTGGGTTCTCATGTTTTTCTAGAACTGAAGTTCCTGTAGTTTTATTTATATAGATATTAAATAAAGTATCTATATCTCTATAGTAGTGAGTATGAAGCAGGAATAAATTATCGTCATGATTTACGATACTTGAGTCTAATGGGTAAAATGGTTTTGTATCAATATTCATTCTGGGTTCACCTCATATATTCTAAAACATAGCTCTTCTTGCAAAATAGTATTAAGTATTAAATAATATAAATTAGGAGCTATATCCTTATCAGATATTCTATAAAGAAATTCCATCATTATATAACCCATAGTATAAGAACTAAGTCTTAGAATAAGTTTATTAATAAGTTTTTTAGTATCATCATCTAAAGTAGCTTGATTTAATGTTATTGGACTATCATCTCCTATAAAAAGAGCTACATAATCCAAAAATATATTATCAAATACTTTATGGAATGAATAGTTAGTAACTACAAAGTTGCCTCCTAGTTTATCTTTGTGCGAAGATGTATAAGTTACAAAAGCTGCAGTTAGGTATTCAGCAAGTCTTAATATATGTTCACGAAATAAAGCATTACTTTCTTCAAGAAATCTATCTTCATCAAACATATAATCTATGTCTTTATAATCTTGCTCAAAAACTCTTGATATAATAGATACTAGTTCTATTTCTCTATAAGATAAATCTTGGTCGTCGTTAAACCATACAGGTATTTGACGAAACATAGCTGCATTATCTATTATATTAGATACTTCTTCATATAATCCTTTAGTTTTATTATACATAATATCTTCTATTACTTCATCTATAACATTCATTGCTATAAAAGTAGTATTGATATTACATGAACTAAAGGTAGCTGAACCAATTATTTCATCAGATGTAACTTTTTCATCTTTTATAAGTTTTGTAAAATCAGTTGCTTTTATCTCCTCTATTACTTTAAAAGAATAAAACTGAGGAAATATACCTTGCTCCATAAAAAGCATAAGAAGTTCAGGTATTTGCTTTCTAAGTACATATCTTATAAAGTATCTTCTTAGATGAATAGTTACAGCAGATACATCTTTTATAGTAGGAAAAAGTCTACTTTGATAAAAAATGTAATATAATTGGTCAGAAACGAGAGCATATAATTCGCTCTCGTCTGCTCTTAGTATTTCTACTGCTCCAACTATTATCCTTTCTATTATATTAGGTAAATTTGATAAAGTAATAGTACCTACTGTATCATACCTTGTATCATATCCTGCAAGTTCAAAAGAGTCTTTAAGAAGTTTTCTGAATTTAGAGCTTTCTATATCATTTATTGCTTCGTCTATAGTAATATTTCTGTTAGACATACAATTCACTTCTCCTTTCTATTTATTTAATTCTCTAATGGTTGTCGAGGATATTTCAATGAGGTTACCAAATGACTCTTTAAAGAAATACACATCATAAACACCTGAAACTAATAAAACCAGCATTGCAAATATTATTCCAAGCATACTTTCTTCAGAATAAAACCAAATATACATACAGATATATTCAAGTTCTTCTTTAAAATCATCATCTATATAATATTCTAAAGATAAATCTCCTCTTTCTCTATTTCTATTATCTAAAATCTCGTAAAATTTATTAAAGAAATCTTTAAATTCAGGTACATCTTTTCCTTTATACTCTTGTATAGTAAGAAGAGTGGATGCAAAGAACTCTTTTACACACTCTCCTGGAAGTATATTTGCAAGTAAAGCATAGCAAGTAGTATCATCTAAGTCATTAGTTGCAAATTGTGATACTTCTTCATAGTCTTCCCAGTTTAAATCTACATCTTCTTTTGCTAAAGATATATCAGGAAGTTCTTCTATTATTTTCTCTCCTAAGATAAATGGAATATTATTTCCTAGAAGAGGTATAAACTTTAAAATAAGGTCCTCATTAGTATCTATAGTATCTCCACTGAAATAACAGTTTAGTCCATATGAGCCAATAGACATTTTAACTGCTGTTTCACAAAACACATTCATAAAAGAAAGTGTCATTTGACCTCTTGACTCTAAGAATTTTGGTATAAAGAATAACTTTAGTTCCATAAAGAAAGTATCAATACCATCAATACTGTCTTTTATTATATCTTCAAGTACTATTACGTTCTCATTAAGCCTTACACCTGTATCATTGCAAAGTAAGATATAACTCATTATAAATGGGTTTTTAGCCATTTTCCTTATTAAGCTATGATTTACCTCATCATATGTTCTAAATGCGTCTATTAGCTCTATAGTGGCTTTAAAATGCATTTCCATTAATTTTTGGTTAGGATTTGTAAGTTCTATATTATTTTTAAAGAGCTCACATCTTTTTAAATACTCATTATATACATACTCCATAGTATATTCATTTACATATTCCATATATTCACCTCCTTAAATTATTTCTTCAAATGTTTTATTAAAGCTTCTTTGAAGATAAAGTGATACATTAAAAGTTTCTATAAAGTTACTTAGTTGATATACTGGTGTTTGATACGAACTATCCTCTATAGCATTATAAACTTCAGCAACTGCATCTTTAAATGTAATTTCATCTTCTTCAGTTTCAAGTAAATACATAATCTTAGTCATAATACAATCTTGACTATCAAATGTAAATATTACATTTACTAAATACAAAAATGCATCTGCTACTTTTGCAGATATTTGATATTTTGGTACATCTTGATTATATTGCTTAATATCATATTCAATATTAAACATTATATCATCCATTATTCCATCTAAATCAGATATAACTTCCTTATTAAGAATACTCTTTACTAACTCTCTGTCAAACTTTTTAAGAATATTAAGAGCAATATTAAAATCAGTATCTATATTATTATCAAAAGAATTATCTTGGTAGATGTCACTATAATAAATAGTAACTACATTTGTAACTTCTATACAGTCAATAATATTTTGATTTGTATTCTTAAATTCTTCTATTGTGTCAGATAGTAAACTTAAATTAAGTTTAAAATCTCCTAACTCATTAACTAAAAAGTTATCATAGACAAGAACATCAAAGATTTCATCTGATTTATTATTACATGCATTTATTATAGTATCTCCTTCTTTAAGATAGCTTAAAGAAAATCTAATGCTTCTTCTCATTTCATACATCTTATATGCACATAGTTTAATTAAGTCTCCGTTATAATCAGTATTAAGCTCTTCAAATAAATAAGTTTCAAGCTCATAGTATAAAAGAGAATTATATCTTGGATACAGAAAAACATAAACACACATAAATGGATAAGAAAGAGTTTTAGATACAAATCTCCTAATTAGTTTACTAGGTATATCCACTCTAACTCTTTCTTTATAATTTATCTGTTCTGTTTGTATTATATCTTCGTATAATTTATAAACTTTATTACATATCTCATAATGCTCTGTTCTATCATACTTCTCAAATGATGGAAGTATCTCATCTATGAGTTCTATATATGTTTCTAATAAGTTAATTATATCGTAACCATAATTCATAATATCACCACCTTTCAATTAGTAATATCTAACTTTCGTAAAATCAATGGGGATACCTTTAAATAAAAACTTAGTAAATTTAGTAAGTTCAAATGCTTCTTCATAGTTATAACATATCAGTTCCTCATAGAATATGTATATAGCTTTTATACTATGATACATTACAAGCATATTAATGTCTGTAAATACAGCTTCTCTGTAGTTATTATTAAAGTATCTTGCAAGCTGAGTATTAAGATTTTCATACTCTTCTTTTATAAAAGGTGAATTCCTAAATCCACAATATTTGACTAAGTTATTAACATAATCAATACAAGTTGCTCTGAGCTCTTCAAATTCTTCTTCAACATAAAGTTCAAACTCTACCATAGATGGGTCAAGATATGAATTATATGCATTCTTTTCCATAAAGTCAACTACTCTATATTCTTGCTCTAAAATCATATCAATATCTTCTATTACAAGTTCTAATATCTCGTCAAGTACACATTCAAACTCAGCTAAATGTTTTACATTAATGCACATAACTCTATTATATACAAATAGTACATCTGATAATTTATTTACATATTCATTATAATCAGTTACATCTATTCCAGATACATAAATTGCATTAATTGCAGTATATAAAAGAAGAAGTGTCATCTCTTGTGCATTTTCATAATCACAAAGATTATCAAGATAATCATCTATATCATCATAAATATAATTTATTACACTTGTATATCTATTATAGAGAGCTTTATTGAAATATACAGTCCAACTTACCATAGGATTTCTATTCATAATATCATGCATTATCTTTATTTTCTTATGAATTGGAATTTCTAGGTCATCTATATCTCCTATAGTTCTCCAAATCATATCATCATAATACATAAGTTCTAAATCATCTATAGTTTTTCTCCATTCATATCTTTCAAATTTGCGGTACAAAAAAGATGGAACAGGTGTTTCCACCCGTCCCATAGTTTTATGAATTTGCATTCCTCATCAACCCAACCTTTCTCATTACATCAAGTTGCTTTTCTGGAATATGATAGTTTTGATATTCAGGAAGTTTCCAATAAGTTTTATAAACATCAGGCATATCAGTATTATCTGATACAAACTTATATTTTAAACCTTTCTTATATGCAAAACATTTAACTCTATCCCCATTTGGTGCCATTTCAAGTCTTTCTATATGTAGTAAACTTGGATGGTTATAGTAAGGATAAGGCCTACTTTCATCATAGTTTCCATTTTCATCTGTATAATAAGCTTTAATGTAGTAAGTTCCATCTAGTTGATTTATATAAAGTACTGGTTCAAAGTCATCATTTTGACTCATAAGTCCATTTATAGAAGTTCTATAATCATGACCAAGTTGAGTTCTATTAACATCAGTTAAATCTTCACTCATTCTTTCTTTATATAAGTCCATTGCAGTTTTATTAAGAGCACTAGTAGTTACATTCTGTGATGCTGTAATACCTTCTTGAACCACTGTATTACTATTATAGATAGTATTTGCTCCAGTATTACTTGGAGCTACAGACTGAGGGGTATCAACTACTTCTGCTGTATTTATAACTTCTGGTGTTTTAATACCATTAGTTGGTACACTTGGAGTAGTTTGACCTTCTATAACTGGTTTATATACATTAGGTTCAAAGCTACGCATTACTGGTTGAATAGTAGGAGAATTTCCATTTGTATATACATTAAGCATAGTACCTACTGTTCCACCTACATCTGTATTAACAGCTTCAGCAGGACTAATAGATGAGAATTTCTCTTTATTCTTATCAACATAGAACTTTCTAATATCTTTCTTAGTTTTAACTGCATCTAGAGTTGCTTTCCAGTTATTTTCGTCAAACTTATCAGAAGTCTTAAGTAGACTATCTTTAGTTTGATAAGCTGCTGTAACGAAATCTGGTCTAGCATTACTATCTTTTAATTCTTTTATATACATTTCAAGCTCATTTAAGGAAGTCCGAACAGAACTTCCTTTTCTTTCATTACTTGCAATATACTTAGATAGAGCTTGTTGAAGTTGTGCTATCTCCATCGTAAGTTCTATTGCATCTTCTTTTGGTATTCCAGTTATTTCAGAAGCTGGAACATACTTATTCTTCTTTTTAGAAGTAAAAAGAGATATAGTCCATTTGGAAGAAAGTGTTTTAGATGAGTTTGAATTCAATAAATCCATTAAAGCCATAATTCAATTTCTCCTTTTAATTAATATTAAAATGGAAATTCATCTTCTATTTCAGCATCTGTATGTGTTCCTTTTTCTACATAGTCAGGAACATTCTTTATAGAGCTAGAAGTACTGTTTTCTGATTTTTCTTTTGCTAATTCTTGTAAGTAGAATGCATACTGAGAAGAAGTTCCACTCATTATAGCTTCAAGAATAGAAGATAATTGCTCCATTATTATAGTTGACTTAGGTACATATTGGTCTCCGTCAGCTGCACTAAAGTCATTTAATGTAAAATCTGCAATAACTGCATCTCTTGGGAATTCTTTTGATTTTCTAATGTTAGAATAATCATCCCATCCATTAATTAAACCATATATCATAAACTTAGTAGTTACTTGTGCCTTTTGATTTTGGTCAAATCCTACATGTGTTATAAATCTTAATACATATAGTTTATAATTTGCATCTCCAGGACAAGAGAAAAATACATCATGAAGTGTTGTAGGTTTTGCTTCCTTACGGATTTCATACATTTTATTTCTCTTAAGTTTAAGATATTGGTCTACAAAGTTGATTTTAAGTATTGCAATCTTTTCAAGATTTAAAGTAACTGAACCCATTTCTGTAAAAGATAATTTACCATTTTGGTCTTTTTGTCCTTTATCTATTGCTAGCTCAAAATCATACTCCTTTGTAATAAGTCTTAGTCTTTCAGATTTAGGATTTTCTCCATACCCAAAGTTTACTGTTGAAAATAATTGTGTTTCTCTCATTTTATATTCCTCCTATTTTTATTTATTACCATTAGCTATATAATCAAATGCTCCTATAGATGAGTATTTTACTTTTCTTAAATTATAAACTCCTGTTGTATTAGGTTCATGTTCTTTTCCTAAAGTATTAGATTGAATGAAATCTACATATTCTTTATATTCTTCAAGTGATAGTTCTTCTCTTGCTTTACTATCATTTGAAACTACTATTTGGAATAATTCTGACTCATCTTCCCAATCTCCAGAAAAATCACTATCAGAAGATATAATATTTTCTATATAAGATTTGATATCACGCTTTTGGTTCATATCATCATATATAGTCTTTTCTTCTGCAAGTGGTGTGTCTATATTACCTTTTACTATTTCTGAAGAAGTATCTTTATTCTCTACTACTCTTACTTCATCAGTAGTTATTTGAGTAGTATTAACTGGAGGTTCTTCTCCTTTTGCTTCTATAGCTTTATTGACATCACCAGTTACTTCTTCTATCTTTTCTTTTATTTCACTTGTGTCTGTAGTTTCTATATTTACATTTAAATTATCAAGAACATTATTAATCTTTGCTATTTCAGCATCTTTATTTTCTACATCTTCTTCATTTCTTGTAACATCTACAGTTTTATTATCTTCTTTTGGTTGAGTAGCTTCTTTATTTTCCTCTTTAATTGGAGGATATTCTACTTTATCTTTAGGAAGTACATTTTTATTTTGTGCTTTTCTTAAAACTTCTGCAACATTAAGCTTTTCTTCTTCATCAGTTACCTCTTCAGGTTTTTCACCTTTAAGTTTAGCTTCTTCTTGACTTATTGCAGTATTCAATGTTTCAAGTTTAGCAGCTGCTGCTTTAAGAGACTTATCTATAGAAGATATTTGCTCTTTTAAAGCATCTCTTTCTTGTATCATAACAGCAAGTGTTTTATTGGCATCTTTAGTAGCTTCATCTAAGTCAAGTTTTCCTTCATCAGCTGATAAAGATTTATTAAAATTATATAGAAGCTCTAAATCATAACTTGCTTCTCCTAATAACTTTCCAGCATATAAATCAGATTTAAATACTATATCTCTTCTTATGTTTTCCAATGTTTTAAGTACAAAATCTTTATCCATAGTATTATCACAAGTAAATAAGAAGTAATTACTTCCTTCACCTGCTAAATCTTTAATATCATGGATTATAGCATCAAATGTAGTTTGAGACGCTTCTCTTTCTGTAAAGTTACCATTTAAAGGTGCATCCATAAGTTCCCATATAAGTGATACTCCAAATCCTTCATTAGAATAACCATCAATTTCAACATTAGCTCCATAATATTCAAAGCTTTTAAAGAACTTAGGAAGTTTTCTAGTTAAATACTCAACTAGTTCTCCATTAACATTTGCTCCTGTAAGTACAGCAAAATGAAAGTACTTTTTACCATTATTTAAATTAGGTATACTACTTCCAATAAGCTTAGTTCTAATTTCACTCATTATATTCCTCCTTTATATTTCATCATAAGTCACATCAAATTCCCATATCTTACGATTTCTTACATATTTAGATGCTATAGCAATTACTTCTGGTACATCATCATTCTTTTCATCTCTTCCATTATGTTTAATCATGTGAGAGTCAGGTAAATATCTATCAAAGTTTACCATTTGTAAGAACTCAAATGCTCCATTTGACTCATTAGTCATCTCAGTTATATAAGTACTCATATGTAAATCAGATGTTAAAAACTCATGTTTAGTAAACTCATTATTAAGATATTCAGAAATAGTTGATTTATCAAAACTATCTTCTAGAATTCTTAAATATAGCTTTGGTCTTAACTCTAAATTAATAAGTGGTTTAAATGAAGTTGCTCCTGTTTGTAAAAATCTTGATTTACCATAACTTCTTGCAAATTTACAACTCATTCCAAAAGAAGTTTCTTGTAAATCTTTAAATGTAAATCCATGACTTCTATACTCATCTAAATCAGAATATATCTCATCATTCATAAAGTTTATTATATTTAGCATTTCTTCATGCACTTTCATTCTATTTTCAAGTATTTCATAGAAATAATGTGCAACACAAGGAACAGCTAAGAACTTTATATCATTTCCTATAGAACCTACTTTAGCTATAGGATTTGATTGAATTAAGAAGTTTTGAGTTACATTTACAAATAAAGATACATTTGCTTCATATTTAGATATTATCTCTCTTGTAGAACCTACTACACTATATAGATTTAAAACCATATCTTGAACTACAGGAATAGTTACTGTATGTTGATTGGAATTTTCGTCTATATATTTAATGTCTGTTATCTTATCAAATATTAACTTATCACACTCTAAGTCAAAGTATAAAGTATACTTTTGGTCTTCTCCTACTGACTCCATTCTAGATAACTTTACAGTAAAAGGATTTCCAAGATTATCCTTCATAGTAAGAGTAGCATCAAAGTTCTTTTCTGCTCCATTTACTTTAAGTTCTAATTCTTCATTATCAGAACGAATTTCTGTTTTTATTCTAAATACTTTTCTTTTAGCAGTTCCAACATTAGGGTCAATATACTCCTCATAATCATCTACTCTTAATGTAGTATTTATAATATGTGTTTTAATATCATCACTATCATTTTCTTCTATTATTCTAGTCTTATAAGGTTTATCTACTTGCATAGCAAGATATGTTCTTATTGCATTCTCTTTTTTACTATAAGATAATATAAAAGGAATTCTATGTAAGAAATCAGATGAATTATTCTGTCTTGCTTGTTCTTCTGTAGGTTCAGATGTCCAACCAGCATATAAAGGTTTAGTTAAGTCAGCTTCTGTTCCTTGTGTAGATTTAAGAGCTATATTAGGAGAAAAACACATATAATCTTTTCCTCCAATGTTTTTAGTAGGAAGTTTACCTATATCTAATTCTATATCAAGTGTATTAGTAGGTATAGTATACTTATGTGTTTTAGTTGCAGATATTCCTTCTTGGAAGTTAAGTACTGTATAAATATTAAATATTCTTGATTTTACATTATTAAGTACTAACTTTGGTTGAAATACAGATGCTCCTGTATAAGTAAGAAGATAAGCTTTCATATCATTTTCAGTATCTATTCTTCTTCTTGCTGATTTAAGTTTTATTATATGATTTCTTATACTTTCTTTTCCAACATTTGCAAGTCTACCACCTTTAGACTCAAAGTATTCTCCAACTGGTTCATAGTAGATATTAAGTTCAGGTGGATAAACATCAGCTGCTTCTGCACGACCTTTAAACTTTACATTCTCTCCAGTAGTAGTAAGTAAATAGCAAGTTATAATACCATTCATTTCTGGTCTAAATCCACCCGGAACATATTTATGCTCAAATACAAGTGACTTATTTCCATCTATTCTATATTCTATAAAGTTTCCTACACCACGAGAATAATAGTTTCTTGCAGTTAAAGGAATTTCAGGACTTGCATCAGTATTTTTATAAGTACAAGAGAAAGAATATATTTGTGCATCTGTTTCTATAAGCCATCTTTGTATATCAACATTTCCTACTTGCATATATCTAACTTCTTTTGTAACTTGTAAGAAATTAGTTGCAAATAAAATATAATATTCACCTTCAAAGAATACTCTTTGTGTAGGAATAAGGTGTTTATTTCCATTTGTATCATTATAATGTACTTTTACTTTAAAATCATTATCTATTTCATGTAGTCTTATATAATAGATATCATTTTCTGCAATAAAAGGAACTGCATTTACAGTAACTGTATTAGCATTTGTATATTGGAATTCCCATATATTATTAGATATATTATTAGATATCTTATCAGAAAGACTTAATACTTCTTTTAGAGGAAGTCTTACAAACATTTCCATCTTAGATGGGTGTGTAAGTGATATATCCATATCATGTTGAGACATATGTGAGAATAAAGAAGAATAGAAGTTACATTCAACTATAGATGCTTCTCTATTCATAGTATCCATCTTTTCTGATACAGTATCAAATAGATTTGATATTACTTGTATCATTCTAGACTCAGGTCCCATAATAGATAAGTCTTCTACTGCTACACCAGAGTTTATAAGCTCAGTTGTAATTGCTTCTCCTAGTGCATACTTGTCACTTACAGTAAGTTGCTGAGAACCGTAGTTCTCTTTAGTATTAGCCATTTATTAAACCTCCTTTATTGGTATTTTAAAAACTTCAAATGAGATATTATCTCTGTATGCTTTAATGCTTATAAAATCTGAAGAATAGTCTTTGTATTCTTCATTTGAATTCATATTAAGTTCAGATAGAATAAGAGATTTATCATCTATATTAAGTATAGAGTTTCTATATACAAACATAGCTTCTTCTGCATCTGCTTGTCTTATATAGCTATGTAAACCATCAAACATTTTCTGTTTCTTTGAAGTAGTAAAAGTTAGAACTTTATCTGTTGCATTCTTATAGAAAATACAAGTTAAGTTTCTTATGCTATTAGCAGCATAGTGCATAAGCTTTAAATTACTAGTAGTATAAGGAACAGGAAGAGTTAAACCTTTTTGAATAGTATAAATAAAAAGATTATAATATTCATCAGTATTTAAATCATTTAATGCTTCATCTATAATTCTATTAACATTCTCTTCAAATGTATCTCTTATATTAAGTATAGACTCTCCAGAGTAGAACCTTATATGTTCTACCCCAAGAGTTCTTATTATTGCATCTATCTTATTTTTATAGTTATCTAAATTAGAAATCATGTAGTATTTCTCCTTTTTCGTTTATTTTGGTCAAATTAGACATTTAACCTATTCTTATACGAAAAATGCTAAAAGTTGGCTAGAATGGTCAAAATTTTGCATTCTAGAGGGTATTAAAAGTAGTTTAGTATAAAAACTCTAGTATCATTTTTCATATAAAAAGTAGATGATGACCAATCATATCTTTCTATTATTTCTTTAAAGTCCATATACTTATTTATTGGTATATGTATTACTGGTTTATTTGTAGATAAAATCTTAAAGCAGATTTGTAGAAGTTCATTTGCTCCTCCAAATCCACGATAAGCTTTATCTATTGCAAGAAATTCAATCATTGGGTCTATCAAATCTTTAGATATAATAAGAAGTCCTACTACCTTTTCTTCAAACTTTAGATAAAATATTCTTCTTGTATAAGCTATTACTTCATTGCTTTTAATATTCTTTAATAAGTTCATACTATATTCAATATCATCATTATTAAGATGAGTTGAATACATTTTGTAAAACTCTTCAATAAGTTCATAGTCTTCATTGCATGGATTTCTAATTTCAGATATTGTAAACATAGATTTGCTCCTCTTTAATAAGAATTAAATTGCTATTTCATAGTTATATTTAGGGAAATCACTTGGTTTATAGTTTTCAATATGAACTCCTTTTATAAATTCTATATCTTCATCACTATGAATATCCCAATCTTTTAAAATAGATGGGAAGTTTTCAGGTATTACAAGTTTCCAATCTTGTTTTACCTCATTAAGATTTGATACTTGCTCTATTATGCTATCTATATGTTTATCATAGATATGTGCATTATGAATATGCCATATAGTTTCTCCCATTTTAAGTCCTAATTCATCAGCTACAAGCTTTTGAAGTATAGCGTATTCTACCACATTTGAAAGTATGCCTAACGCCGTATCACAACTTCTTTGAGAAACCTCTAATATAAGTTCATCTCCTACTACACTCCATTGAGTATGATGAACACATGGAGTTAATGCCATTTTATCAAGATATTCAGGTATCCAGATTTCAGTAATAGCTCTTCTAGAATTAGGGTCTTTTCTTAATGTTTCAACTATATATTCAAGTTGATTTTTGTATCCATATACAGGTAAAGCTATATTCTTACCGTATGCTTGACCTATAGTTCCATCTTCCATCTTCCATTCATTCCAGTATTTACAATCTAGTCTATTAACTAAATCATCAACATTATTACTTCTAAATAACCAAATCCAAGCTATCTCTCTAAATGCAGACTTTACTGGTACATATCTAGTAGTTATAATAGGATAAGTTTCTGGTTTATCCCAATCAACTTTAAATCTAAAGTTATATCCTAATAAGAATTTATAATGTGCTGGTGTTCCATCTGCATATTTAGTTCTTACATCACCATAATCTTTACTATCATATCCATTTTCTATTATATCCATTACAAGTTTATTATAAATTTTATCAAATTGTGTCATTTAGTATCTCTCCTTTTAATCTTAATTGAGTAAAATATGATTTAACTGTTCTTAATGCTATTATAGAAGTATCAATAAGTCCTATACCATTTGGTACAGTATTGGATAAGAAATATTGAGCTTTAATAGCATTTGGTATATCTCCTCTTATTTTACCATTATCATTTATTATCCCAATGTCAATTATTATTCTATCTGAAAGTGCTTCATTTGTGCTTATAAAGCTAGGATTAAATAAACTACATACTTCTTTATTACCAGTTACAGATATAACTACATCAGAAGAAAAAAGAACTGCTTGTTTTATATACTTAGAAGTTCTACTATCTACTGTATATACAGGATATTTCTGACTTTCAAGAAGATTAGCAAGTGGTTTTCCTAAATGATTTGATTGACCTATTACTAAAACATTAGTATAATCAAAAGACTTAGGTTTACTTTCTAATTTAAGTTCATTAAATATCTCTACAACTGCAGCTATAGTAGCAGAAGAATGTTGATATCTTATGTTACTAAAACTAATATCTAAGTAATTAGAAAGATATCCATCTATATCTCTTAGTTTATAGTTCTCTAAATGTCTTAGAAGAACTTTAACTTTATCTTCATTATCAAGTAATTCTTTATTTAAAGGTTTAAGAACTACAAATGGATTAACTTCATCTTTATATTCCTTAGTATACTCACAAACATCTTCTACTCTTTTAATATCTATAACTTTTATTTTAATTCCTAACTTATTTAATTTCTTTTCAATCCCCTTAATAAATGAATTAGTGTCATTTTTATCATCTGTTTTAAGAAGATGAAGCTCTATATCTCTATAGTTATCTGCTAAATCAAATAAATCTTGCAGAATAGTCATATTAACTTCTGTTTCATTATCTATTTTAGAAGCAATATATCTACAAGATATTAAATTACCTCTTGGTCTATCTTTATAGAACTTCAAATCTTCTTCAGTTGCAACTTTTAGAATATAATCATGAATAGTTGAGTTATATTCTGTAACATTTGCTCTGGGTTTGTATTTCTTAAGTATTTGTAAACATTCATTTTGATGTTTTTCATATAAATTATGTTTCATAATTATAGACTTATCAAGTTTCACATAAATCATTCTCCCTTTGATTTCATATTTTACTGTCATGTGTTTCTCTTGCAAGATTTGGCTTAGTAGTAAAACCAACTCTTTCTAAGAAAACAGAATATTCTTTTTGATTTAAATATATCCCAATCATAATTTCTTCATCTTCTTCAAGATAAATATCTTTTATTATTCTATTTTCATAATCTATTGAAGTACCTTCGGTATTACCATATGGTTCAGGAAGACTTTCTTCAAACTTTCTTACTTTCTTTCTAATTGCTACTATATTAAAGTATTCTCTTGCTCTTGATAAATCTGGTCTTTTGAATGATTTACCAAACTTAGCTTCACATCTTTTCATAAATCCTTCTACATAAGGTTCTATTGCAAGTTTAGAGAAGTTAATCATAGCAACCTTGTTACCGTTTATATCTTCTTTAAAATCATCTTTATCTACTTTATAGATAAGATTATTATAAAGAGTAGTACCTTCTATTGCATCTTGCCAATGAGCAACTCTTATTGGAGAAGTAGACATCACTTTATAAGTATCATCTGCAATTTTATAAGTTTTTCCTATTTCAGCTTTAGCTTTAGGATTATCAAGATTAACTCTTGTAAGTTCTGCATGTATTGCATATCTTGATATTTCAGTATAAGATACTAAGAATTGAAATCTAACTTGATGAAAGGATAGATTATTTATCTGAGTAGTTTCTTCTTGTACAGACTCAGCTGTTATTATAATCTGAGCTTTATACTTAAATACAAAATATAGCTCTCCTTTTCCTCCAATAACTTTAAAATCTATTGGAGTTTCTGAGTATCTTTGAAGTAAGTCTAAAAGCTTTCTATCTGAAGGTCTTGGATATCTTCTATCTTGGTCTTCATCTTTTGTATTTATTCCAAATAGTTTCTTTAATGTATTTTCAACTTCTCTTGGAATTACAGCTTCTATATCATAAGATACAGGAGGTTCTATCTCAAGTGGAGTTTTTACAAGAGGAGCTTTTGCATAAATATCAGTAGATACATTATTTGGAAAATGTGAATTCCAAAACTTTGCAAGTTCTATTCTTTCTGGAAGAGTAGGGGCCATGCAAGTCATAGCAATAAGTACATTATTATATCTATAATCAGCAGTTAAAGCAAAAGAAATATCTCTCATATAGTTATACATAAGTCCATCTGCTGGGTCATTTTTGTATTGAACTGTTAATGCTGTAAATCTAGGTTTCTTTCTAAATAGATTTACTTGGTCCATAGACGGAATATTAACTATTCCACTTTGAGTTATATCATGAGTATATAAAAATACTACTCTTGGTAGTAAGTCAGGTTGTATATCTATTTTATGTATATCTCTTTTATCATAACTTGCTTCTGCTGATACATGCTCTATATTATTTTGATTGAAATCATATCTAAATGTACGATTTAAAAAGTTTATTAAATGTCTTGTAACATTTAGATAACATATATCCCAAGAATGAAATGTATCTGTATTTATTTTAGATTGACCTTCAAGACCTATTACTTGCCAGTAAGATGTCTGTCTTGTAATAGAAGCCTTTAGAGGTATTTCTTCTAAAGTAGCTTGTATTCTATTATCTCTTTCTCCTTTTTCCATAAATACCTCCTTTAATAACTAAATCCTAGTTTAAATATTCTTCTATGTGGGTCATTACTATTAACAGATACATAAACTCCTGGGTTTCTAGCAAGAAGTTCTCCAACTCCTTTATGTGGATATCTTACATAATCAAATACTTTAGGAAATGTTTGTGCAAGTACTGGTTTATTAGAAAAAGATGGATATACATTTGGTGTAGAAGCATACCCACCTTTAAATCCACAATCAGCAGTCCACAGAGATGTACGATAAGGAACTCCTTGTTTACCATCTTGCGTGTCTCTTGTTATTTCTTGAAGAGTAAGAGCCGATCCTCTTGTATCAACAGCATTTGCAGGATTAAAGTTAGACAGCCAGTTAAAGTAATCAAAATACTCTGGTGCATGAGCATCAAAATAAAGTGCTTTAAATGTAACTGTAAAACTATCTAGAAGTTCAGGTTTTTCAAATCCTTCAAGTTTAAATTGGTTAAAATGTGTAGGAGTATCTTGTAAGTCCATCATACAAGCAAATCCCATAGATATTATTTCCCAATTTGAGTCAACATCAAACATATACATAGACATAAAGCTATCTATAGCTTGATATTTAATATATTCAGAACGCATAGCATAACCTTCTTCTGCTACATAGTGTCTATATTTACGCATCATAAAGAAAAGCTTTGCTATGTCTGCTCTTGCATTATCTGTAAATGTAACTGATATATCAACACCTACATTTTCAGGTTTACCCGGAATAGGAATAGTTCCACCATGCATGTTTTTAATACCATCACGACCTGACTCATTCATACGAATAGCAGGAACTTCAAGACAGTAGTTATTTATAAATGTAAAAAGAGCTGTCTTTTTACAACCATCACGACATAGTTCTGAGTATAACATTGGGTCAGATAAAGCAAGTTGACGAAGAGTATCATATCTAGAGAGTTGTGATACTGCTGATATCTCTCCATTATTTCCACTTTCAAATAGATTTAAATTAGGTCTTGTGAAGAATACATAAGACTTTATTCTTCCTGTAGTATCAGACTCAAGAAATGGTCTATGTACAAAAGCATATTCTCTTGAGAAAGCTATTGCTTTTGTAGTATCCCAGATATAACCTAAATCTTCCATCATAAATCTTGCATATTCTCCAAAGTATATACCAGTTGAAAATAAATCTTTTCCCGCAATTTGTGATACATACTCTGAGTCCATTCTTTTAAATACTTTAGGAAATGCATTTCTTGCATTAAAAATTATTGCATTATCTTTAAGTCCTAGTATATTTATAATAGAATTCCCTATAGAACCTACACGATTTACAAATCTATTTACTTTTTCAAGTTTCTTTCCATATCTAGTTATCATCTTTTGATAGAAGTCATTAAACTTTCCATAACCATAATCTTTAAGTTCTTCAGTAAGAGAACCAGTTTCTATTGCACGAATACCATCAGATATTCTAGATATTCTTTGTAAGGCTTCATCTGTCTTTTGTATTATAGACTTTTTGCCAGAAACATCATCACGAAGACCTTTAGTATCATTATATAGATTACGAAAAGTGTTATGAGTTCCATAATCTTTAGGTCTTGCTCCTTGAATTATATCAAAAAGACCTCCAGTTATTACATCTTGGAATGGTTTTATTTCTTCTTTTGGAATACCAAAAGCATCTTTACCATTCTTATTAAAAGTATCATTTAGTGCCATTTACAACACCTCTTTTCTTATACATGGTTTACTTCATATTTTACATCTATTAAACCAGCTGAGCCATGATATAAGTTTACATGATTACATCTTGAGAATACTTTAGTTTTAGTAATAGTTTCATATTTATTACCATCTAAAAGTATTTCAGCTGGGTAACCTAACATTAAAAGAGATGCAGAAAAAGATGTTCCATCTGTTCCTCCAATATGTTTAAGTCTAAAATGTTCTTGAAGTTCATCTGATGATACATTTATATCACATTCTACATAAGCACGGCAATCTTTATCTGTATTTAAAGTCTGACCATGATTTGCAGGAATGTCATGTCCATCATCTGTTTTATAGAAATCTCTAAATACTACTTTCTTAGTAAAGTATTCTACATACTTAATACCAGAGATAGTAACTATTCTATGATGAAGATATATTTGCTTATACTTTACCCAGTCATTTTGAGAAAGTAGAACTGTTCTCCAAGGTATCAAATCATCAAGATTTGCATTAAACCCATCTAAATGTCTTTTAAATGGTATAATATCTCCTCCATTTGCTCCATTCTTAGCAAGGTTAAGTCCTATAATCTTAGCAGGTCCTGCTTTAACAGTAACTTTTGATTTAGTACTATCTTCATCAGTTGCAAAAAGTTCTGTTTCAAACTCTTTTGAATTAAGTTTAGGTGTTATTCCATTATAAATAGAAGTAACTATATGTTGAAGTCCTTGTACTGTTACTTTATTTGGAAATACTACTTCTTTAAATGTACCATCAAGTTGCTTTATCTTACACACTACTTGACCTATTACATGTCCTGTCTTTTTATCATCTATTATTCTATAGGTAAATTTATGATTTTCATCAATTTTAAATTTATCATCCATTTATAAATTTCCTCCTTCTCCGTCATATACTTCAACGTCTCCATATAAAGTATTAAGCTTTATATAATCATGAGAACTTTGAAGTGTAAGTGCTACTGGTTTTTTATATTTTATAGTAATTCTATCATTTGAACCTATATTCATTCTCTCAAAAAGATTATATCTTACATGAGTCCAGATACTGTCAAAGTTTAATTGGTATTCCATATCTGGTCCCATCTTAAGTATTCCACCTTCAGATATAAAGTCTACTGCATAAGCTTTAAATGTTTTCAAAATATAAAGCAAATACTTTGAAAGTCCATTCATAAATCTTTGAGTTGTGTCAAGTACATCTTGAACTTTCATAGAGTTAGGATAAGTATCTCTTGGAAGTTCATTAAAGAATGTTATAAGTTCTTGTGTTAGGTTATCTATTTCAATAGTAAGGTTTTCTCTTTTTGCTAAGTCTTCATCTGTAGGAGAAGCTATATCAAAAGGAGCTTTAATTCTTTCATATTCAGCATATAAAAGATTATCTATATCTTTTAGTATATCTTGATATGTAGTAGGAACTTCAGAACCTTTAGTTTGACCAAAGTTTTGAGGTACTCTTTCTACATGTCTTATAAGTCTTTCCATTTCATTCATAAAAAGATATTCTCTTAGATTTCTTACTTTAAGCTTTAACTTATCAAATAAATCATGTGTTCCCATTGCTTTTTCCATAGCTACTATCATTTCTATAAAAGTAGCATTATTATTAAGAGCATTAGGGAAATTATCAAGTGCAAATTTATATTCAGTTGCATTAAACTCAGATATCCATCTAATCTTTATTTCATCAAAGTTATCAGGAATATGTACTCCATATAGTTTATCTATATCTGGTATAGTATCTGTTTCAAATATATGATATCTATGAGCTTGGAAAGTGGTTAAACTCATGTAATACATAAATACAGCAAAGAAGTTATGTGTTTGGTTTGTACTCTTAAGTCTTATTTGCTGTTTTTCTGCTATCTTACGATTTTCCATTATCCATCTATGAAGTATTGCATACCATTGACCAAACTTAGTAATATTTATTGAGTTTCCAAGCGATAAGTATTTTGACTCAGCAAATGAAAACTCTTCAGAAAATACAGCTCTTTTAAGTTCTTCTGTATCACGCCATCTAGGGTCCATTCTTACTACTTCATCATAAGAAAGTATCTTATCCTCAGTGGAATTATTTACTTCTTCTTGATATGGATATAGCCATCTAAACGGTCTTAGTATAAACTGTACATCATAAAGTTCTTCAGGTGTTTCATTTCCAGTTAAAGGATATGTAAGATTTTCTTTTGGAACTTTTCTTATAAAATATTTATAAAGATTAAGTCCAGAGAATAGCTTTTCTGTAATATAGTTCATTACATAGTTAGTTCCTTTAAACATAAGAAGATAGTTAAGTACAAAAGTACAACTATTTCTATAAAGTTCTGGCATATTCTTAGGAAGAACTAATCCATTAGAACGCCATATATTTATTGCTTCTTGTTGAGAATATGTAGATTTATGTATAAAAGGTTTCTTACTTTCAAGTACATAGGCAATTAGTGCATGAAGTTTTAATATTAATAAATCTTCTGCTTCATAAAAGTCAGTTTCATACATAAGCCATTCATTATAAAAGCTTCTCATCCACATTTCTCTTTCTTTATTATAACATATTGCATATATTTCATATTCTGATTTATCTTTATAGTTAGAAAGAACTTCAAATTCTTCTGCTTCTCTTGCAGTTATTAAATCAATCTCTCTTCCAATAAATCTAATATATTGCTTATTATTATCAGAAAAAAGATTATCAAAAGTACCATCTCTTCTAAGTCTTAACTTTACAGTATAAGGAAGCTCATGTATTGGTGTTCCATTATAGTAAATAAAGTTATTATTTTTCATATCTTCTAAAGAAGGAAGACCTATAAGCATACGATAGTACTCATTTAACTCCACATAAGAAGATATTATGGACGCCCTTTTAGCGTCCATAAGTCTTTCTATTTCTAAATCACTAAATTCATTTTCAAGATAAAGCTTCTTTATAATACCCGGTTCCATTAAAGCTTTTACATCTTCATCTATTATTGATGGAAATGCATGTCTTATTTCAGCTTCAGTCCAGTTCTCATAATCAGAAACCTTATCCATTTTCATATATGCATTATAGTAAATATAATAATTAGAGGCTGACTCTTTAGTTTCATTATCATATGCTCTTTTAGTTTGCTTTATAATAAGATTACTCATAAGTCTTTTTGCTGTCTGAAGCCTTATGTTAATCTCTTTTATATTTGCCATGATATTCCTCCTTATTAGTTTCTATATGCTACTTCTATTGGTGATATTACTTTATCTTGCTCATCTGGGTCTTTAGCTGTAGCAATTACAAGTGCTCTTTTAGCGTCGTTTCCGAAGAATGCATTAAAAGTACCACTCATAATAGTTAAGTCATCACAAGATATCATAACATAATCTTTAGTTCCAGTTTCACGCATAGGTTTAGAAGTATTACTTGCATCTCTTGCAAGAGATGCTATTATAAGTCCAAGAGATATATCATTTATATTAACCTTCTTATTATTTGATATTACATTATGTGCAACATCTAAGTGCATTTCTATTGGTATTAAATTACTAATTGCACCTTTTACAAATAAGTTAAACATTTTATAAACTGTCATTTCATCTCTTGGTATTAAACAGTTTTCTACAAAGGCATCTCCTTCTTTGTAAAGTAGTTTATAGTGAGTTAAACTAGGATTAGAAGGATGTCCTGGTTTTAGAAGTTCTGTAGGATTAGTTACTACTTGTGTACCTAGAGTAAGTGTATATTTCTCTCCACTTTCATTTTCAACTATAGAACCATGTGCAAGTATTTTATAATTTGTACCTTCTGGTGATAAAGATGATTTTGGAACCATCCATACTACATCTTTTTTACAGTAAACTTTTTCTACATTATCAAGTTCATCATGTCTTACTTCAAATAAAGTTCCTTTTGATGGCTTAGGATATACAAACTTATCTTCTAAGTTAGTAATTCTAAACATGTCAGCTCCAAGATTGTGTGTTACCTTCATAAACATGTTTAGTATAGCACTAGATACATCAAATACAAACATTCCTACATTTATCATATCTCTTCCAGCAAGTTTAAATGGCTCTTCTCCTATACAATGTGAACAGAAGTGTCCATTTTTCATTTTACATTTAAGTACATGCCTTACTTCTACTGTTTTACCTATATATTTAGATATATTTTTAGAAGTAACATAAACTTGCTTTCCATTTTCAATGATATATTTATATTTAATATCAACTTCTCTTGCATTTCTAACTATGATACCTTCAGTTGCTCCGCAGTCTCCTTTATAACCACGGACATTTTGCATAGCATTTGATATATATTTAAGAAGTGTTCCAGCCAAAGCAGTTTGTTTTGCTCTTGATATAGCTCCAACCATTCCAACATTGGCAAGTGCTGGGAAGTGTACTGGATTTATTCCATCACCTAAAGACTCCATTATAATAGCTGTTCCACCACCTATCATAGGTAGTCCTCCCATTGCTATATTCATATTTCTAAAGTGATTATCAAGCTTACCTGAGTTCTTAGACTCAAACATTTCCATCATTTCATCATTTTTGAATATCTTCTTAGCATCATCTACAAGTCCATCAATAGTTTTATTTAAAAGCTCTATATCTTTTTCTTTTTCAACTTTCTCTTTAATTGCATTAAGTTTTTCTGTTTTAATATTATCAAATTCTTCATTTGATAGCACCATACTGTTAGTAACATTTGCATTATAAAGAGTAGAAAGTCTAAGTCCAAATTCTGTATATCTGTCAATTACCATTTTTATTACATTTATATCAGTTATTTCATCTTCAATCATCATATCTTTAATATGAGTGATTTCATCATTTATTCTATCGCCAGATATTGGTTCTAATACTAAATCCCAATTCTTATTATCCCAAAGAGGAGCAAATACTACTTTATTTACTATTAATCTTCCAACTGTAGTGGTATAAGTTTTTCCAAGTCTTTTAAATGTAACCTCATCATAAAGACTTACTTTTGGTCTTTTACCTACATCTTCTGGTGTAGTATATTCAGTAAGCGTTGATATTGATATTCTTCCTTCTTTTAAGTTTAGGATATAATCTATAAATTCATGTTTACTATCAAAAGATTTCTTAGGTGGGTCATAAGGTTTTCTTTCTCTAGTAAAAGAATATAGTGTTTGGTTAGCATCTTTACCTACAGAGTTCATAAACTTACCTGCATATGTAAAGTGTTGTAAAAGTGAATTATTAATTCTGTGACATTCTTCAACTGCTTCCTTTGAGTTAATCGGAGAGTTGGATGTTTCATCGCCATCGTGGTCCCCTGGCATTTATTACTTTCATTAATATAGTGTCGTTACTACTATACTAAGTCTATTACGACTTATCTTTATATTTCTATAAAGGTTAGACTAAATCAATCCCAATATATTGGGTGTGTGCTTTTCCTAGACACTTGTCCAGTACTCTCATTTCAGAGATAGTCGTTGAACATATTAAAGTGTTTCTAAGTATTTACGGTATTCTATTGCTTCTTTTACTGTTTTAAAAGATTTTGACACCAGTTTATAATTAATCATTCTAGTGGCTATATATTTCTTTTTATTATTACAATAATGTACTCCACTATATCCACTTTTATTATTTCTATATACACTTAAGTTTTTATTATTATCATTAACTGTACATATCTTAAGGTTTGATTTTCTATTATTTAGTGGATTTCTATCAATATGGTCTATGATTAAACTTTTATCTTCTAAATTAGAAATAAATCTATGAAGTCTAATCTTATCTCCACATCTTACATAAACTAAATGCTCAGGTTTTCTAGGGTCATGGTGAGGATACCAAGCATAATGCCTACATCTTTCAACATCATCCAAATCTATCATTGCATCTACTGTAAAGTTATCGTGTCTTCTTACCATTCTTAAAATGGCATAATCTTCTTTTATTATATAAAGGTTTAAATAATATCTAGGTTCTACATAACTTTCTAATACTTTATCAATCATATTTTATATTCTCCTATTTATACTTTAATTATGTGCTGATTATCCATTGCAACGACCTAGAGTGGGTATATAAATACCTTTTCATTGAAACTCTAGTTATCATCTTCTAACTTATTTCTGCTCACGCTCCACAATGTGGCATAGAAGCTTTAGGACTTCCCAGCTTTTAACACACTTTCAACCTCATATTACTATGAAGAGGGGCAACCATTTTACCATTGTATGCGACTGCTGTTCCTGCTGGTATTCTTATAGCAGTTTCAAACAGTCTTTGGTTATAGTTTTCTTTTATAAAATCATTTACATAAGGATAATCCTCATATTCTACTCCAAATACTTTACATTTTCTTAAGTATGTAGGATATAGTGTTAGAGGAACTGGTTTTAGATACTGAGTTGACAGTGTACTATCTGTAGGATATCTAGTTACTTTAACAGAACGCTTATTATAAATATCAGCATAAGTTTCCAAAACTATATAGAAAAACTCAAGCCAAGATAGTTCTTTCTGTTCTGTTACATATCTATGGGTTCTTTTATCCCACACATCTATATCTATAGTAAGATTTCTAAATGTTCCATCTGCACATACTGCTGGAAATGCTGTTATTTTATGATGGGGGTCTTCAAGTTTTTTAATTTGCTCCCTTAAATACTCTTTATCATAAACTATAAGCATATCAGGAGTAACATCATTATCAAAACATCCATTATCATAAAGCTGTTTTATAAAGTCTATTGCAAACTTTATAGTAGTATCTAGAAACATCCCAGAAAGCAAATGTACTGCCATTCCACATGCTGTACAGTTAATCTTTGATTTACCAATCTCATCATGTCTGTAGATATTAGTAAGCATAACTGTACGAGAAGAGAAGTCTATAGTTCTTGACATAGTTTTCTTTCTTGCAGCTCCATTAGGACCTAGAAATCTTTCATCTAGATAGTCAAATAAGTCCATAACTTTATTCTGAAGTGCTATTGCTCCTTCTTTAAAGTTATTTACTATTATTGAATATTTAAGAATGTCTTCTAAAAGTACATTTATTTGGTCAGTAGTAAGTGTGTCTTCTTGCATTTCCTGTCTTAGAAATGTAGGACCCACCCACTGATGATGCACAAATATTTGGTCACGAGTAAGTTTACTCATAACTCTTTTAAGTTCTACATTGGCATAAACTCCTGTCTTAGTAAGATATTTCTTTTTATCTATTAAATCCCAATTATCATAAAGCCATCTAGGACCAGAACCAATAACAGCTCCATCTGGAGGTTGCTGTTTACCGTCTAGTCTCATAAGAGTACCTTCATAAATAATAAATTGCATCTTATAATCTGTACAGCATTTATACATAGTTGCATCAACTCTACGGAACATATCAAGTATTCCGGGTCTCATAACATAAGTACCTAAGTTGATATAACCACATTTTTGCTCTTTCTCCCGTTCTGTAATTCCAAATATCTTAGGAGACAAGAGACCACCATCTGCTTTTTTAGATATATTATCTACAAGACCAAGATTACCTGCTCTTATGTATGCTGGTATATCTAAATCATACGTTCTCAATTATATCACCTCTTTAATATAAACTATCCTCCCTTTCTTTAGCTGTCATTCCGAGAGGATTTTGTTTTTTCTGTGCTTCTTCTAAATCTCTTTGCTTTGCCCAAGCTCTTGCTATTTGACTTTCCCTTATTTCATTTCTAGTTTGATATTCTGAACCTTCTGGTAAGTCAACCATGTCAGCAAGGAAATTCATAGTAGGAGATAGTCCATTATATGTGTTATATTGAACTCCAAGCTTTTTAACTCTTTCAATTTCTTCATTTAAAAGCATATCTCTTTCCCACTTAGTCTTAGGCATATATTTAAGTCTAACACCTTCAGGAAGTCCTTCTATAAAAGGAACTTCTTCTTTTACTATTTCATTTCTTTCATTTTTCTTTAAATCTGGTTCTGCTCCAAGATTATATCTATTAATTCTTTCAATTCTATCTTCCTGAGCTTGCCATAATTCACGATATAATCCTTCAAGTTCACATAAATCTCCCATAAGTTTATGTTCATTATCTCTTATAAGAGGTTTAGTACCTAGATTTATATATTCTTGTGGAATATGTTTAAGACCATATTCTCTATGGTTTTCAACTACATTTTTAAATGCTTTACATTCTTCAGGTTTAGTTTTAGAATACTTTCTAAAGTAGTAATCTATAAATGCCTGTCTTTGTGCAATCTTCTTATCTTTATGAGAACCAGCATAGACATCATAAATCTTAGCAATTTCTGCAGGATTTGATTTATCATTTGCTACAAATCCTCCTTGGAATAAGAAGCAATCTGGAAGATTATCTACAGATATATGGCCATTCTTATCATAAAGTGCATTCTTTATAAAGTCTGGGAATTTATTTAAGTATGGGTCTATATCTGTTTCATATTTAGAAGTCTTAAAGTCATAAGTTGCTCTTTCTTGTGTAATTTCATTATAAGAAACTAGATTATTATCTTTAATCTCCCATCTAATTCTAAGTCCACCTTTTCTATCTATTATTTCATAAATCTTTTCAGCATACTTAGAACCAGCAAGTAAAGCTCTTTCTTCAAAAGAGATAGTTCCACGAACTACTTTAGTTATAAGACGCATTTCATCCATAGTTATACCATCTATAAGCATATAATCTTGTGATGGAAGTTGCTGTTCTTGGTTTCTTTTCTTAATAGTAGCTTTTAGTTTATTACTAAATTCTATATCAAGCATTTCTCCACTTATAAATTCTCTAAATAGTTCTTCATTTGCAGGTACAGTAAGTGCTCTCATATATCTTTTATAGAAAGATTGATATTTCTTTCCAGCTATTATTTCTTCAGAGTTATCTTTAAATAAAATAAGGTCTCTTACAAAGTCTGGAATAAGCCAATCAGTATCTATAAGCTCTCCTTCCATAATTCTTAAGAACCTATCATCATCACGATAACTACAAAGTTTCTTACGCATTTGATTTTGCTTTTCTATATCCATAGATATCATCATAGCATAAACATATTCTTGAACTTCATTTATGATTTCAACTTTTTTATCATCTATATCAATAAGCATATCTTCACGCATAATGTTTTCTCTTGCAGTTTGTATAAACTCATGTAGATGAGGTCTTAGTATACTTTCTTTTATATAAACGAATATAGTTTGCTTTGCAACATAAAACATAAGTTGAGATATCATAAAGTTTGCAGTTATAGAAATAGTTAAATGTACTATATCATTTAAGTTATTCCATATTCTACTCATTTGATACTTAAGGTCTAGAATAGTTTCTTTAGTTGCATAAGAAAGTCCAGAAAAGTCTGGAGTTCTTTGACTATTAATAAAAGTTTGAATTGCAGTAAGTGCATTTCTCTTTATTGTGTCTTCTATTATTTGATAGTCAATTCTTGCAGACTCAGCAGGAAGATATAGATTATCTATTATAGTATAAGCATCAAGGTACTTATTCATAAAGTTTCTTGCAAGAGTAGTTCTAACTTCTCCATGTTTATCTATTTCCTCTATAGTCTTATCAAGTTGAGTAGTTGCATACATGTATCTGTCTTTAAGATTAAGATTTGGTTTCTTTTGAGCTTGTGCAAGTTTTTCTTGCTCTGCTCTTATTCTATCTCTTTCTTCCACAAGTCTTCCCATACTTTGTAGGTTTCTAATAAGTTTTAGATTTTCCTCCGCATATTCTGGTGTCCAACCTTCTGGTGGTTGTACTGGTGGAATATTTTTATTTATAACACTTGGTTCCATACAAGCTCCTCCTTATTAAATAGTATCTACTTTATCAGTAGTGTATAAATAGTCTTCTTTCAATGTTTCATCTCTTCTCATCTTTTGGAATTCGTCCTCAGTTAAAGCTTTAATCCACTTATAATCATTTGAACGAACTAGTTTATCAGCATCTTCTATATCAGGTTTTAATGTAGGTGCTTCTAAATTAGTATCTGTAGTTACTACATTAGTTAGAGTAACTGCTCCAATAGATGTATCATCAAGTATTTGATAGTCATAACTTTCAGAGAATAAAGATGCATACATATCAGCAAATGTTATACCAGTAGATTTATTAGGTCCAATTTCTACTTTTATATAAGAGTTATTAAGATTATCTCTTACCTTAGAAAATTTAACTGAAGAAAGATATGATATACCTTCTTTAGTAGTACCCATATTAAGAACACCTGTATCAGAATTACCGTCTATAAAAGGTCTTGCTATATAAAAAGCAGATACAGACGCAATTAGCTTAGTAGGTATTTTACTATCTCTAAACGTATAAGTAAGCTTTAAATCTATCTCTTTTGGACTTTGTGGTATCTTTATATAGATAACTTTATAAGTAGTATTTGTATAATACTTATGTTTATTAAGTCTTGTAAGAGTATTAGACATATTAGATATAGCATAATTTATACTATCTAAGTCACCAAGAATAGAAGAGTCATCTCCAAGTGGTGTGAAATTCTTATGTATTGGTATTTGAATTTCTTTTAGAAGTGCAATTAAATCTTCTTTCTTGAGTATGTAATATTTATTTTGCATTTCTATTTAACCTCCTT